AAGCCCACGCCCAGTTCAGGCGGTGGGTCTGTCGCCCAGATGATGTTTTTGCCTGTCGTGTGGTCTTGCAAGAGGACAGGCAGGAACGTGCGTAGACAGGGGTCAAAAAAGTCAATCAACGGGGTCATGGGCGTATCCATTGGGGCTGTTTCATTCTTTGATTTCTTTCCCATTCCATTTCTCTCCAAAAAACGTTTATGCGCTTTTTTTGTTCGATTTGTGATAGCCTAAAGCCCTCTGACTGCCTACATTTTGTGATGCCAACAATGCGGCTTGCATAATGTTTTGGACAGCAACGCTTGCCGGGAATTGGCGGTTCATCGCAATAGGCGCAAGTGCCAGATGTCCTTCTGTATTCCTTGCTGTTTCTCGCTCTCTTTTGAGCATCCTTTGTTCGGCACTCGATGCAAGAGCGATAGCCTTTTGACATTGGACGTTTCAGACAAATGGTGCAAATTCCTTTCGCAGCCAGCCTTTTGCGCTTTTCACGTTGACGCTCATTGCGTTTTTGCAGATACGCAGCTTTTGTTTCGCCTGAAAGGTTTTCGTATGCTTGCGTGTGCCTTTCGAGGTCTTTTGCCAAACACTCCGCACACGATACTCTGCCCGGCATTGCATCGTTCTGACCGCAATGGATGCAGATGTGATGTTCTTTATACATCTGCCGTAACGCTTTGCTGCTCATTTCACTATTACATGCTCCGTCGCGTAATCGCCATAACAGTTGCACTTAAGCCATTTGTATTTTGACGAACCTTCCGCAAAATCGAACTTCCATTTTTGGATTCTTTTGATACGTCCACAAACCGTACATCGGACTTTGATTATTCGTTTGTCTTTGTAGGGCTCAAATGATATTTCGGTGAGTTCGCATATAAGTTTTCCGTCTTTCGTAAAAAGAAATCCGTTCATTCTTCTTTTACCTCTTTGTACTCCACGTCAATCCCCTTCGGCAAAGCCGTCTGGTACTTCTGTGCGAGCTGTTCTGCACTCTGGGCATCGCCCAACGGCTGTTCCGGCGGTGCAACGGTGACTTCCACGTTGTCACGCATACCAAAATAGTTCTTAGCTCGGAAAATCCACTCTGCCGGGTTTTCCTGACCATACATACCGTTGTATGCCCACATGGACTGCATTTGCAGAATCAGCTTGAGAATGTACTTCTGCTGTAAGCTGTCGTCACGGCGTTTGCCTGTCATAATCTGTCTAAGACTAGGCCATTCGATGCCAAGCACCAACGCGATCCATTCCACCACAGGGGAGATTCTGGCTTCAATGCAAGCGTCAAAGAAGAAATCAAGGCGTTGCTGCACTTCAATGGGGTTGTTCATGTCCACGCTCGGAAGGTCGCCAAAATACTTTGCCGCAATCATTCCGACAACTTTCTTGTCCTCTTCATCGCCGATTCTCGACTGCAAATCCCCTGTGTTCATCATCTTCAGCTTCTCGATAGTCAACTCTTGCTGTTCTTTCACCTTTTTACTCACCTGTGAGCGGATAGATTTCCGTTTGTTAAGCATCTGTTGTTTCTTCTTCTCACGCTCTTTTTCACGTTTCGCAGCGGCTTCTTCTTTCGCCTTTTGCGCCCGCTTCTCACGCTTTTTCTTTTCAGCTTCGGTCAGCGGTGGTCTGCCACGACCGCGCTTTGGGGGTGTTGCCATGTATCAGGCCTCCTTTGGCAGTTTTGGAATCGGCATCCAGAACCTGACCTCTTCACGTCCAACCTCTTCTATCCACTTACCGTTTCTAAATTCTCTTGTTGAAACGCAATCGTTCAAATCCAAAAACTTATATACAGCAAAGTAGATTCCATCTTTTTTCGGTTGCGAATCGGTTACGCTAATCCACTCGTTCATGCTCTCACCTCTTCATTTTCGTTTCGATTTTATCCAGCTTAGTTGCAATCCACCAGATGGAGCAGCAACTGTCCAACTGCCGCCACCAAGCGCACTTTTCTTTCTCGCATACGCACCGACCAAGCGGATTGCTGGTTAACTTCATCGGGCAGTAAAGTTCGTTGTCCATTGGTTATTCCCCGTTCATCTTATAACATTTGCTGCCGTTATCGTTGAATCCCAAACACCAAGCTAACTCGGAAGCAATTTTCTGATAAATGCCTTTGGCGTTAAGCTCAGTTTCGGATTTCGCACAGCCGCTATAAAGACCATACAGAAAAGCTAGTCTTTCACGCCCTACCATGTTAATTTCCTGAATCATCATTTCCACCCCATCACAACAGCCGTACAAACGACCAGAACCACGTTGACGAACGCCCAGACGAGCATTGCCTGCCGTTCCTCAAACAGGCTGTTCGCCATGTTCTTGATTGTCCGTTCAGACTGAACTACTACCGCCAGCAGGACTAAGCAGACCAGCCAGCGGGTTACAAATTCAAACATTGTTAGCTCCACCTTTCCCTCAGCTCTTTTTCGACCTGTTCTGACTTTGCGGTGATGTAATCCGCAAACTCGTCAGGGGTCATGTCCTCGTTCTTGAACTGCTCAACCATCTCCCAGTACCTGTCACCAATGCGGATAATTTTCTGCACCTGTTCATCGGTCAGGTCTGCATCACACCGAAGGTTCTGAATCAGTGCGCCCCATGTGGCGGCAATGCCGTCCAAAGCCATGCGAAAGCCGTACAACTGGTTCTGCCGTGCGATTTTGCGGAGGTTGGTAGGCTTGACCTGTTTACCGCACAGAGGGCAGTTTCCGAATTTATTCATCTGGCTACTCCTTGTTTGGGACAAGTTCAAACGTGACTTTTAGCGTTCTATTGCCACGAACTCCCCATGCCTTTTGAATTTTGCTCTTATCGTCACGATCCATTTCTATAATGAAATGGTTCACGACCGCTTCGATTGCTCCGTCAGTCACATCCGATTTGTTTTTCCACATCTGCGAACCATCTTTTCGAGGTGGTGTTATTTTTCCGGCATAGATTTCCCCAAATATCCCACATCCAACATAATATTCAGCCATCTTTATTCTCCTTTGCTTCAAGGCGAGAGAGCCAGCGGACTTCCTTTTCGTGCTGCATCTTCTGCATCCTATCAAAGACTTCATCGTCCAAGTCCAGCGCAATAATGCAGTTCACAACGTCTGCATATTCTTCTTCAAACGCCTTTTTGCATTCCTCCACGCTCTTCGGTGTCGGGTTCGTGCCATTCAGCGCACGGCGCAACTTCAACGCAGCCTGTGCCAGTTCGGATGCTTCTTCTGCCAACTGCGCCAAGATTTCGGTCTTGGGCAGGACGTCTGAAACTTTCTTACTCACTTTTGTTCTCCTTTCAGCCATTCGTTCAACTTTGCCATGCAAAAGGGGCAAAGAAACGGCTCATCATAGCAATCGCAACTCCAGTAGTCCCATGCATCATGCACGTTCTTGTCAACCAGAATCACGGCGTTTGGCTTATGTCTCCCCATCTCATCGGGCGGTTCAGGATTAAGCATTTCTCCGCAGCGGTCGCATTTCATGCTCATGCTCTTTCTCCAATCTTTTTAGCAGCCCATCAACGTCATACCGCCAATGGACACGAAGCCTTTTTGCTTTGACCTCTATCCCCTCTTGTTCTGCCCACTGCCAAGGGATGCTCTTGCGGCTCTCGTTGTAACGGAACGCCAGAACCTTGCTGGCAGGGATTGCAAAGGTGCGGTTGATCGCCCTGTAATTGACTATCACATGGGCGGTCTGACCGCTGTACCCAATTGCTTCTACCATGTCTGTGATATGCTTTTCCTTGCGGTATTTGCACTTTGCCTTGTCGTACTTACCGAACACCTTTTCCAGAGGGATAGAGGGCGTTTCAATAGTTTTCAGCTCAAACAGGTGGTTCATCGGGTAACGGTACACAAGGAAGTCGCAGATGTTGTCGATGGAGAAGGACAGGTTTTCGTTGCCGCCGTAGTAGGTGGCAGCACTGTCCTTCAGCCGATAGCACCACGCATCGGGTGGGACGGATGCTTTGAAGTCTGCTTCAAATTGCTTGCCGGTGTTCATACGTTGTCTCCCGGAATTTTAGGAATCAGCATCCAGAACTTGACTGGTTTTTTATTGTCAACCCACTTTCCGTTTACAAACTCCCTTGTTGCAATCAGATTTTCCCAGTTCCAAAAATCGTAAACAGCAAGATAAATTCCATCTTCTTCCGGTTGTTTGTCCTTTACACTTGTCCACGCAGTTGATGGAGCGTTTTCAAGCTGTTCGGCAAGCGCCAAAACAAGGTCGGCAGCGCAGTCAAGGGCAACGCCTTTATCGTATTCAGAGTAAATTCCGCTGTTCATAAGCGCTTTAGCTTTGGCTTTTTTACCGTTCCCGCTTTTCTTCCACGCTTCAATAAGCGGCTCTACGTCAACAAGTCTCATCCTCGTTCACCTCTAAATTCACGGAATATGAGTTGCCTTGTCAGCAGGTTCTTCCATTTCTTTCATAATCCGCTTGTGTTCTTCGATTGTCATGTTGTTCGGGAAGAAACACCTGTCAACAATCTCAAACGGCTCAATATAATGGTCAAGAACATCTCTTGCTTCTTCTCGTGCCTTTTCGGCACACATTTCGATGTAATCATCTTCTGTCATGTTGTAGTCGGTAATGCAATCAACAACCGAAGAAAACCGACACAGCAAGCCATTAGGTTGTCTTGCAATAAACGCTCCCATTTATCGTTCACCTCTAAATTCACTTCCGAGATACCGTTTCTTGCCACGTTCCCGGTGTTTGTCCTCGTAGTTGCGGTGGTACACGCTCTGGCTGCGGTTCAGCTCATACACGAACGCTTTGCGCTCCTCGAAGTCCTTCTTCTCTGCCTTGTACTTCTCGCAAGTGTCGTGGAAAGCTGTGCAGCGTGATGTGCAGTTGAGACAACAGGTAATCATCTTCTCAAACGCCCGTATAGCCAGATAGCGCAGCTCTTATATAAGGTAGGCGGTCATGACTTTGCAGAAGCAAAAGCCTTGCTCATATCAGTGATAATGTCATATCGGTCTTGATACTTGCTATACACGGTCGTTCCAGTGCCAAGCCCAATCTGCGTCTGGTTGATAGATGCAGGAACTATGTAGATGCTTTCTTTTTCTTCGCTCTTTGCGATCAAAAAGTAAACATCACAAGTCGGAAAGCGTTTTTCAAGGTTAAACGAATAGCAAAAACTCTTATTTGCTTTGCTCGGCCTTGCCGTTTTCACATCAACCTTAACGCTTCCATTAACATAAAGGTCATAGGCGTATCTAGTTGACATTCGCTCAACCGAAAATCCATGTTCTTCCAGCAGTTTTGTAGCAAGGTCTTCGCCATACTTTCCGAATTGCGTTTCGCTTTCTTTCATTTCGACATTGAGGATTTCAGCTATTTTGTAATAGCCACCCGGAAAACGGCGAATTGCATTTGTCAACTTGTCGTTTCCGTAATACTCGCTCAATTCACTTCTTGATGGCATTCTGGTTAAACCAGTGGCAGACATACAGGCTTTCACATACAGCAAGATTTTATCTTGCGTCCAATGCGTTTTTTCTTCCTGATTCATGCGCATCTCCAATCAGAATGGCAACGAACCATCATCGTCAATCACAGAGAAATCATCCGTGTTGCCCTGAGAGTAGCCAGAGCCAGCCCCGCCAGCCAGCATTTTCTTCGGCCTGACCTCATAATCGCCGGAACGAATCTTGTCCACGCTGGTAAAGCGGTCAACGACCAGTTTCGTCTTGATGTTGCCATCGTTGCCCATGTATTCTTCCTCACGGAGAACCACACCGACCAGCTTGCCACGCAGGGTCTTTTCATCGTTGTTGAACTTGTAACCGGGATTGGACTGCTCCACAGCGGTAATGAAGCCCTTAAAGAACGGCAACGCCTTTTCCTTGTAGCTCTTGATGGTCTTGCCGCCCCATGCCCACTCGCCCGGATTCAGCTTGCCACGCTCGATAAGAGAAGCGGTCTGCTCACGCCAGTAACCCTTGAACTCGCCCTCTGCAACTTCCCACTCGATGTTCAGGCGCTCCTTTGCGGGTTCGTCCGTTGCCTTGCAGATACCGGCAACATATCCGCCAACAGGCAGGTCACGGCGTTCGGTGGCTTCCTGTACGTCATTCCAGTTGATGTTCTTCATCTGTTACTCTCCTTTGTTATCCGGCTGAACCGGGATGTTGTAATACTCACGGATGGTCTTGTCTACGGCGGAAAGGTCGTTCTCGATCAGCGCATCGTTGAACATCCCCAGAGGGGTTTTCACGGTGTCCATCCCATCGTTGCGAGTGCTGAACAGGTATCGCCCGTCCTGCACAACGGTTTTCAGAACAATGGTGAAGTACCCTTCCACGCAGACCTTCTCGTCCAGCAGCTTGCCAATGGTCTTGAACTTTTCGCCACCATCGCCGTCACGCTCGCTGTGTCCGAAGAAGTAGACCACTACATCGTCCGGCAGCGCCTTCGCCCGCATCAGCAAGGCGTTGAAGTTAGCTGCCATGTCGGTGAACTTCTGGTATCCAGCGACTTTTGCATTCCGCATGAACTCGCCGGTCATAAGGTAGGTGGCATCGTCAATGACGATGGACTTACGCTTGGTACTGTGAATTGCGGCATCAATCTTGCCGTAGTCATTTGTGATATAGGTTTTCATGTTGCTGCGGAACGGCAGCGGCTTGCCAAGCACGTTGATAACCGCCACCTGTTCCGGGTCAAAGTTCCGAAGCGAGGCGGACTTACCGCTGCCGGAATGACCGTAGACCATTACTAATACTGCCATTTTTCTTTCCTTTCTTCGGCTTCATTAGGCTTCATTGCTCTTACTTTGGCTTAACTTGGCTGTACAAAAATCAACCAGCCATCAGTTCTGCCAACTGTGCACGGAGGCCTTTCAGCTCCGCTTCCCTGTCATCGATTTCAGACTGCAAGTCCGCGATCTCAGCCAGACGGTCAGCTTCTTTGGCTTCCGCTATCTGCTCGTTGGTCATGAAGTACACGCCGTCCTCCGGCTCTGTCACGCCACCAAATCTGTCAAGATTAATCATCTTTTGGTCTCCCTCTCTTGCGTTCCTCTTTAATTTGTAGTGCGCTGTACCACTGGTCTTTGTCGATTTCGATGGTAGACCACCTATGGTTACAGGAAATGCACTTCTTGCGACGAACGATGCTGTCGTGGTCAGACCGGCTGTCAACTGTTGTAATGTTGTCGCTACCACACATCGGGCACTTCATCAAGCATCCCTCCACTCGTTAGTGTGGTGTGCAACACGTTTGATTTTCCGGCTCTCGCGTTCGCTTCGCTCTTCTTCTTCGGCACTTACAGCCAGCGCACACAAAACGATAGACGTTGCCAGCAGACTGCAAGATACAATCACCCAGCCAAACATCTGTGCGGTGGTCTGGCATCCTTGAATCGCATCACCGCAGCCAACTGCTGCGATAGCCGCGATCAGGCCAAGCATGGAAAGCGCCATTCCTTTCAAAGTTTTCATTGGTTCTCCTTTTTGCTGCCAAAACTAAAAGTCCATCCGGTTGCCATTACAGCGGCTGCCACGATGATTCCCCATGTGCCTTTTGCGCCGACCAGTAGTTCAACGAGGTGTACCAGCCACAGGTTCAAAAGGAACGCTGCAAGAATCAACGCCAGAACGATGCCCCAGATCAGGGCGATTTCCACAAGTGCTTTCATTTCTATCCCCTTTCGTTTATTTTTCGCCATTGCAAATCACATCTATGCCATGCTTTGCCACTGCAACACATATCTACGCAATTTCTTCGCTTTTCATTGCTTTGCCCCGTGCTGCCTCGCCTTCGCTAGTCAATTCTACGCCTTGCATACATAGCCGTTGCTGTTCCTTGCTCTTCCACGCTCTTCCATGCTCTTCCATGCCTTTGCAAATCTCCTCAATTCGTTGCATTTCCTTTGCGTTGCGTCTCGCGGCAATGCCATAGCCATGCTATTATCAGCAATTCCGAGCTATTCCGTTGCGGAGCAAATCATATCGGGTCTATGCAATTCCATTGCGTATCTGTTCAATCCTTTGCATTGCCTTTGATGCGCGGTTCAAATCCACAGTTTGCCATTGCTTCGCCTTTCATTGAAAAGCTGTGCCATTGCGATCAGTTCAGGATTTCGTAGGTATAGCGGCCTTTGCCACTGTTGCGCCACTGGCCGATGCCACGCAGAGCACCGTAGTCCAGCCACTCACGCACGACCTTCTCGTGAGAATCGTCCAGAAGAACGATTTCAAACTCGCAGGTCGAACCAGCTGGAATCTGCTCGCTGTTGGCAAGACTGACGCGCTCGCCCTGTGCTGTCTGGGCACGCAGCGGACGCTGGCACTCGGTAATCTCGCCGTTCACATGAATGGGAATCATCCGGGGAGACACGAAAATAAGACCATCAATGACTTTCTTGTATGCCGTCAGCTTGCCGGATTCGTTGACAGCTTTCTTTTTGCCAGTCTCGGTCTTGCCGCCGATACGACCCAGCATACCGCAAGAATCCTTGAAGAAGCCCTTGATCTGGTAGTCATACAAGATGGGTTCGCCGTTTTCGTTGCGAGGGAACACGGTCATGCCCTTATCTGCCACAGCATCAGCACCCAGAGCAGCAACTTCGTCCTCGATGGTGTTTGCATCCGGGGACTTGCTGGCAATGAACTCGCGTGCAATGTTCTGATTGCTAGGCCATGTGCCGAGAATTGCTTCGATGAATGTGATTCTTACTTTGATTTTTTTCATTTTTGTTCACTCTTTCTTTCTCAATGCGTTCCAGCCGGTCTTTCTCCCGGCTGTGCCATCTGATTTCTCGCTTGCCGTAGTACTTACCGTTCATAAGTCAGTTCCCCTGCTGCAAGCATCCTCGACACCTCACCGTAATGTTTGCCCATTTTATCAGCAAGTGCTTGAACTTCTCCGATAGACGGAAACGTCTTTTCAGACTTCTTCTTTTCTTGCTGTTTGGCCCTGTACGCCGACTTAGCATTCAGGTTTGCCTTTGCGTTATAGGCTTTCTTTGCGCATCCACCGTGGTACTTCTGGGATGCTACTCTTTTCAGCATCGGTTTTCCGCAGTATGCGCAGAACGCATTTTTCGGCTTGAATATAACGCCAGACTTTTCATGTTCTCTGCGGCGTTCCTGGTCGACCTTGCGCTTGCACTCGGAGCAGTACCGTCTTGTCGGTCTGACAATACCAAGATACAGACCGCAGCGCTCACAGTACTTTTCTTCCACGCTGCGTCTCCTCTTTCAGTCTGGCTTCCCGATTGTGGCGTTCAAAGCACCGGTTCAGCATTTTTTCCATCCACAGCACCTTGTTGGCTTCGTTCCGGGACACGCCCTCCGCCATTGCAAGCTTCAACCTGCGCTTTCGGCTTGGTGCTTTGTAAAAGTACGTCACCAACCCTCACCAGCCTTTTTGATGATGAACGCAGGCACGTCTTTGCCGGTAGCCCGGCACAGACAGTCGCACTTGGCAATCCAAGTATCAAAAGAAGCAGAAGGGATGCAGCACGCTCCATTTCGTATAAAGCCTTCATCATCCGGTTTACTAAGCCAAACAGAAACTGCCTTGTAGCAGTACGCTTCCGTGAATCCGCTCCATTCAATGTTGTACCCGTCCAAGCACAACTGTTCCATAATCTTCATCGCCAGGCGCTTCGCTTCGGCGAGTTCCTCTGCTGTCCACTTGAACTTTTCAGCTTCGTAGGCTTTGGCCGCTTCGTCAATGGCAACCTTTGCATCGTCCGGGTGCTCAAGGTCTACTTTCAATGTCAAGATCTGTTCCATGTTCAGTCCTCCTTCTGCTCAATATCCAGAATCTTGCAGATGCTCTGAATAATCTTCTCCGGCTTTCGCTCACCACGAAGAATCTTGTAGAGGTACGAATCATCAAGGAACAATCCAGTATCGCTTTGAACCGCCTGAATCAGCTCCGTTTGCTTCATACCTCGCTGCAACAGCTTTATCTTCACTTCCAGCTCAAAGCCAGAACGGAAGTTTTCTTTCAAAATCCCACCTCCATTTGCTAAAATCTATTGACATGTACGGAAAACTGTACTAATATAATGGTGTAGAGAGTTTATATTGTACAGTGTTCTGTACCGCCCATGTCTGTATTATAGTACAGGCTTCTGTACAAGTCAACTCTTTTGTACAAAATTCTGTGCATTTGTATACTTGCACAAATATGGGAGTGTTCTTATGTCGGACTTGTACAGCAACATCCATGCGCTCTGCGAAAAAGAGGGCATCAAAGACGGAACTCTTTGTGCCAACATCGGGATTCGCCGTAGTTTTCTTTCCGAATTGAAAGCCGGGAGAACTAAGAGCCTGTCCGCAGAGGTTCTCTCTAAAATTGCAGCCTACTTCAATGTATCGGTAGACTACCTTCTCACTGGCGAACAAAAAGAAAATCCGCCCCAGCAGCCGCAAAGTGAAGTCGATGCAGCAGTAGAGCGGATTAGAAGAAAACTTGAATCTATGCCGAAAGAACAGCGTGAAGCTCTGATGAACCTGATCGAGAAGATGTAACGTTCATGCCCGGTAAAATAAGAACCCCTTGTGCCGGGCTGGTATAGCTCTGCGCAAGGGGTTTTCTGTTACTCTAGGTTTAGTGCTTGCTCCGCTGCCGGAATCTTATCAGGGTGTTCCAACAGCCATTCGATAAACCTGTCAATCTTAGCTCTTTCTTGTTCGCTCATTGTAGCATATCCTCCCGATCAGTAAATACAATTGTTCATTTGATACGATTATACATCTTTCAGTTGTATAGTCAATATAATTTGAACAACTTCGAAAAAATCGAACGTTTTTTTCGCATCCGTTACTTTACATCGGGGAAGCCACGAGCGTTCAAGTCAAAAGGGGCAACGCCTATCCATCTTTCCTCCAATCACAGCTCTACGAGCTGTCCGTTAATGCGTTCGATGCTGTCTGCCGGGTCGCGTCCATCATCTAAGGCGGCTACGGCACGTTCTAGGATGCCTTTTGCTTCGAGGTAAGCATCTTTATCAGCTTCGTACCCAGAAAGGCTCAGGACAAGCTCCAGCGTCCGTCTACGAGCGTATGGAATAATCAGAGCATCTACGGTTCGGTTCATTAACTTTCCTCCCATGGTTCAGGTGTGTGTGGCTGCCCATCGGTAACGCTGGCAGGCATTCCATCGATGATCGGCATACGTTCATGGTTCCAGATTACAGTTTCTTTCATTTTGTGTTTCCTTTCTATTTGGAATTTTTTGACAATACAGTTATACCACATCTCGCTGTTTCAATGAAACAGCGACTTTTTTCAATTATTGTTTCACATTTTGAACAATATATCAGTTGAATTTCTTTGATTTTGTATCATTTTGTCGAAAGAGGGGTATTTATGCATGATTATAGGATACGAGTGGCAAAAGCGTTAGAGATGGCAAGAGCAGAATCTGGGCTTAGCCAACAGAAGCTTGCGGACAAAATGGGTATAGGCCGAACATCCATTTTTCGTTATGAGCAAGGGACAATGACCCCAGATGCTTCTACTATCATAAAATGGTTTGTGTGCTGCGGTGTTGCGGCCAAGCCGTACATAGACACTTGTTTGCATCCCGGATTATTGGAAAGTCTGGCTGGCGATGCCAGCACCGAGAGAAAGAGGAATGCACTGATAGAGCATATCAAAGAAGCCCATCCGCAAGAAATTGACCTACTGTGCTATCTGATCTATGGCAATCACGGCTCAGATTACCTTGCCGTTCTATGCGAAATGGTAGCCAACCTTCACACGACTTTGCGTGATCGTGTATCCGTCTGCCGCACTGTCACAGGCCATTATGAAATGGCGCAGGCCACCAAAACCGACCCAGACCCAGACGGAACACAGCCCAATATGCAGATTTTGTATCAGGCACAGGACTGTGGGGAAGCTGCGGCCATGAAACGAAATGATTCTTATACCATCAACGAAGAAAACATTTTGCGCTGATTGTCGAATTATCGCAGTTTTTGAAGAACATTTTGTCCACGTTCATCCACTTTTTGTACACCTATCGGGCAAATCCACCTTGTCATTCCGTCCCCCATAGGCTGCAAATCGACAGTATTCGCGCTGAATAAATAACGAATTATCGTTAATCTGCTGTTTGTGTTTGAATAGTTCGTCAATCTGTCCCCCATAACATCTGCTCAAAAGTTTTTCATCCACTTTTTGTACACGTTAGATAAGACTAATAATTGCCGGAAAGACTTTATTCAGCAAATGGAAGGTTGAGTTATCCACAAGCTGGAATGGAAAAACAAAGAAATTGTTGAAAATTATCGTCATCGCCTATTTAACGATGATATTTAACCTCTTGTTTATTTCTTGTTTAATATATAATAGGTAGATGGGGGACGAAATGACAAAGCATGGGGGACGTTTTGACAAGTCATGGGGGACGTTTTGACGACCCTATGGGGGACAAAAAGACAAGCCACGGGGGACAAAATGTATTGACTTGTCCCCCAAATCTGTGATATACTGCTTTTAGGCTAGAAAAGGAGGCGAACAGATGCCAAAAATATCCGACAACAACCTTGTCGAGAAAAGCAAATCCCTTGTTTGGGCGAAGTTCAGGGACTATACGGCAGGCGAACTTCGGTTGCTAGAGGTTTACTTGTCAAGAATAAATCCAAGAGACCCAAACAGCAGCCGTGTGGAGTTCTCGTTGGCAGAGTACAGAGACCTGCTCGGACTGAAAAGCCTTGATGCACGAAGGATTGAGCCGCAGATCAAGCACTTTCTAGGCAATACAGTGTCGATTCCCATTGACAAAGAGAAGGGCACGTTTGAGAGCTTTGTCCTTTTCACAAGGGCAAAACTGGACTATGTGCCGGAAACAAGGTCTTATGTTGTGGCAATCACTTGCAACCCTGACCTTCGACCTATCTTCTTTGACATCGCAGAAAGCGGCTATGTCCGGTATCGGCTGCGTTATACGTCACGGATGAAATCACAGTATAGCATTCTGCTTTATTCGATTCTTCGGGACTGGTTGAACATGGACAGCAAACCGCATGAAATCAGTCTGAAGAAGTTGAGAGAACAGCTTGGTGCGATGGAAGCCAGCTACGATGTTTATAAGAACCTTCGCAAGCGAGTGCTTGACGTTGCGGTGGATGAAATCAATGCCGTGTCTGACATCGTGGTGACCTATGAACCGGTTCTTGTGGCACGAAAGGCTGTGGCGGTCAAGTTCAAGCCAAAAATTAAAGCGTCTGAGACGCTGATTGAAGCTCAGGCAAGCGAAGTATCGACTGAACCTCAAAAAGCCGCCAGAAAGCCCCGCAGAAGCGGATACGAGGATTTTGACTGGTCTGTGTGTGACGAGCTGGAAAAGCAAGACTGCATTGACGTGGCAAAAGTGGTTGAGAAGTGGATGAAGAAAGAGCATCCTGAAATCAAGTTGCCGAGACGCAGAGAAGCGGTTTACGAGACGGTAAAGGCAGCATATAAGGACATCTTATCCTTAAGCAGAACGCCATTCCCGGACAGACCTGTTGGCTATCTGATTAGAAGCATGGACAAGGCGGGCGTTGTGGACAAGTATATGCCCGCTTTCTATTCCTTTGAAGCGTTGCAAAAGTAGTCAGATGCAGCACATTATGCAGAAAGGAGAAGGTATGAGACTGATTGATGCAGACAGCTTTGATGTGCCTGACACATATCCGGCGTGGATTAATGTGAAAGACGAGCTTCCATCTATTGGCGAGCCTGTTCTTGTTTTTGACGATGCGTCAGATATGATGTTTGGATTCATGTCATCCGATGGGTATTGGTTGGAAACGGGGAGCGAACTTCCTTGCAAAGTGACACATTGGATGCCTTTACCAAAACCACCGAAAGAATAAAGAAAGAGTGATAAAATGGCAAAAGTTCCCTACTCCGTTTTGAATAAAGCGGAACTTGACCTTGAAAAGAAGTTTGATTATCAGTTTCGGTTCAATCATCATGGAAATCAGGCTTCTGTAAGTGTTTTTCCACAGAAAAGTTATAGCGAACTAACGCCTGACGAAGCAATTGAAGCCGGGAAAGCCTTAATCGAAGCTGGAATTGCAGCGAAAGGATTCGCATACAACGGTTACTATGTAGACTGGGGAGAATAAAAATGGCAAAAATCATAGCTGTCGCCAACCAGAAGGGCGGCACAGGAAAGACCACCACAAGCACCTGTCTGGCTGGTGCGTTGCAGTTGCTTGGCAAGAAAGTGTTGCTGGTGGACTGCGATGCCCAGTGCAACGCAACGGACACCTACGGCGCACAGACAGAGGACGTATGCACCCTATTCGATGTCATGACCCGGCAAGGAACAGTAGAGGAAGGAATCCAACACTGCGAAGCCGGTGACATTCTGCCGTCAGACAACGCATTGAAGGACATTGACGAGCAGCTTGTCCGGGACATTGGCAAGAACTTCCGGCTGCGTGAAGCGCTGGAAAGCGTATCTGAGCAGTATGATTACATCGTTCTGGACACTCCCCCGCAGCTCGGTCTTGCGCTTGTAAACGCTCTGATCGCCGCCAACAGCATTATCGTTCCCATTACAGCAGACCGCTATGCGCTTGCCGGACTGAGCCAGCTTTCGCAGACAATCGGCGATGTTCGCAGATACTTCAACCCGACTTTGAAGATTGAAGGTCTGCTTCTGAATCAGTACAAGAGCCGTGAGAACCTGTCCAAAGAGGTTGTGGAGCAGCTTCCTATGATTGCACAGAGCATGGGGACAAGACTTTTGGATGTGAAGATTAGACCGTCTATGGGCGTTCGTAAGGCACAGGCAGAGCGGCACAGTCTATTTAGTGGCGACACGGCAAAGAGCACCAGCGCAGAGGATTTCAAGGCGTTGGCGAAGATGATTGTAGAGGGGAAAGAAAAATGAGCGATTTGTGCCCACATCTTTTGAATGCAACTTGTTCTGATGACACGGAGCAAGTCTACATTATCAATTTTGGTTTTTCATTTAATGACCTTTCCGATAAAGAGAAAGAAATGGCGTTTCATTCTCAGTGGTATCTAGCTGAAAAATATTGCAAAAAGTGGCAGAAAGAACTTGCAAATAATCAATGGGCGAAATCAGAAGACGAAATGCCAGATGAACTAAACCCATACGTTATCGGGTTTAGCAAAGACGAATACGATGTAGAAATTGTAGGCTATGAAAAAGATTTTAAGGAATGGCGGGACAAAAGCGGAAAGCCGCATAATATAACTCACTGGATTCCGTTGCCGACCGTTCCTGACCTTGATGAAGATTGGGAGGAAGATGAATGAAATCAACCAGCAAAAAATCATCAGGTCTGCTTGGCGGCTTTGATTTCCAGCCTATTTTTTCGGAACAGACATTAAGCCGAAGTGAGCCAAAGGAAGAAGAAGTAAGCCAAACAAAGCCGAATAATGCCGAACAGGAGCAAGTTAAGCCTAGTGATACCACAGACAGCCATGCACAGCCAAGTGAAGCGGAATTAAGCGGTATTAAGCCGAAGCAAACCAAAGACAGAGAAAGACAGCCAAGTGATGCCGTGTTAGGCGAAGGTAAGCCGAAGAAGCTGAAACAGGCAAAGGAAGTTCAACGTCTTATCGAACAAGGCGATGTCCCCGGCGCACTAGCCGAAGCTGGCTTGGCAAAGAAAAAAATCCCGATGCCGGAATCGCATCAGGGCGTTGCAAGCGGTGACGGCAAGCGTTCTAAACGCATTACCATCCTTATGAGCGAGGAAGAACGCAAGTACATCAACCGTGAAGCAAGACGGTACGGAATGACGATAGGGCAGTTCGTCTACGCTCTGGCGGTCGCAGCGGCAGATGGGAAGATCGAGTTGGAGGATTTCTTGGAGGACTGACATGACGAAACAAGAGAGAGTTGCAAGAATTGCAAAATACTACACAACTTTCCATTTGTTTGGCGATTGGTATCTTGTTAGGCGCTATCCTAAACACTTCCATAGTTGGAAAAGATTCGTTCCGTTGTATATACTAATGCACATCAAAGAAGAATAATCTATGTGAGAGGAGAAAAATGCGTACATACAAGCCACACAAGCACAGAAGCAAAGAGGAACAAGCCAAAATAAACGCAGAGGTAGCAAAACGTAAAGCGAAGCTGGCTGAAAAGTACAATACTGACACGCAGTATTACAAGGGCATTCCTGTTGAGCTGATTGTAAGAGAGGACTACGGTTGCTACAAAGCAAAACGTTTCAAAATCAATAATAGCAATCAGAATGTATGGATTCCGAATTGTTATCTTGAAGATGACGGGACAATTAAAGCAAACGCAAATATTGATTTTGTGTTTCGCAAGTCAGTAAATCAGTTAAACAAAGCTGGAATTACGCAAGCGATTATTGGCATCAAACGTAAAATGCCGGAAGAAGATGTTCCAAATCTTAAAAGCACCATGCAGAAAATCGGAGATACAGAAACTTGCTAAAGAACAAACCCCTGTGCAACCAATCAAGGCTGTACAGGGGTTCTGTTTTACTTATCAGCAATGCAATCCCAGTAGAGATACGCCTTGCCGTCTGCGGCATCTGCGTCCTCAAGGAACGCCTTTGCCATGTCAGCGTAGAAGCCCGGAGTGTCAACAGACTGGCGTTTTGCGACCTGACAATAATCCGAGTACATCATGTTCATGACAGCCCAGAAATCGTTCGGGTCACAGGTGATGTTGCGCTGTTTGGCAACGTCCTGTGTCTGTTCCAGCGTCCAGTGACAGCCCTTTGTTCCGTCAGCATTCACCATGCTGTCGCACCATTCCTCTGCTTCATCGTGGGTGAGGTGCTTGCGCGGCATCTTGATGGAACGGCTGTCCGCACCGCCATGCTCATACTGCCCAGACCGCTTGTCCCAGTCTCCGCTCTGCGAGAAGCCAATCTGCGGCATCTTGCGCCCATACTCTACGTCAGGGTAGCGGGGGATAGGGTAGGGGTCAATGTAGCGGTTCTCCTCCTGCGGATAGTAAGGATAGCGGTCGCTGCCATCTTCCAGCTTACGCAAACGGCGTTCCAGCTCACGCTCCCTGCGATCGCGCTCTTCTTCGAGGCGGTCACGTTCCGGCTCACGGTCTTTGTCGTGGTCACGGAGCATCATCATGCGGCGAAAATTAGTCTTGCCCATAATCTATACCTCCTCAGGAAATGGACGCAGGCGCACCGGCGTGGGAGCGGCAGAAGCAGCCAAGATACTTAAACGTGCCGGTGCCGGTTGCAGACGTTGCAACACGTGTAGCGTAGCGGGTACGGGTGTGGATGCTCTCAGCGGTCGCCTGAGCGCAGTTGCAGTCGGTCAGAGGGTACGCGGTCGTGCCTGCACCTATGGTAATAACCACAGGTGCGTTGATGGTGGTCGTGTCCGGCAAGCTCTGAGCAACCACGATACAATACTTCTCTCCGTTCTGGTATGCACCGGCAGGAATGTTGATAGTCAGAGTATCGTCGGCAAACGTGACTGCCTGACTGATGACCAAGTGCGGGCAGAGTTTGCAGCTTGTTTTGCAAGCCATAGTATTTTCCTCCTAAAAAATCAGGGGCAGAGGTGTATTACCCCTGCCCCGATGGTTCACCCGGTGTTATCGGGGAGTGTGTAGGTTAGCAGCAGCCGCAGCAGTTCACGCCCACGTTGGGGTTTGCCACCTGATAAGCGGGAATCGGACGAGGATTGACCCGGTTCAGGATGGTATCGGTCTGCTGGGACATCACGGTGGTCAGAAGCGCATTCTGACGATCCTGAGAAGCGGCGAACTTCAGGCTCTGGTTCTCAGCGGTCAGAGTGGCAATTTTATCCTGCGTGAAGTAGTCCATCATGCTGCGGAAGTTGGCGTTGCAGTTGTCCACGATGGCGCGGGCGTTGTCTGCGATAGCCTGACGGGTAGCGCAGTCCTGCTGTGCAATGGTGTACTTCAGGTCGCCGATCAGCTGCTTGTTCTCGCAGCAGCAAGATGCAAGCTGCGTCTGGATAGCAGTCTGACCCGCCTGACGTGCGTTGCCCTCCTGCATGATGGCAAGGCTGATGGCGTTGTCGCCGTTGGACACGCTGCGTTCCAGACCGTTCACGAGCTGTGCGTTCTGGTAGCCGAGCTGACAGATCGCCTGATTAGTACCAGCAAAGCCGCCCGCAATGGCAGAGTTGAGGGTGTTCATCTGTGCGAGCTGGTCATAGCCAAGAGAGCAAATGCCGCTCTGGATGCCAGCCAGAGAGCGGGAGGTATCCTGCTGGTAGAAGCCCTCAGACAGAGCCGCGCGGGTGTCTGCACCGCCCTGACCAGTTGCGCCAGTGCCGACCAGATAGGGGATGTAACTGTTCATGCCGTTGTCACCACCGTTTCGCCCGTTGCCGTAGTTGCCCCATCCGAAGATGATGGCGAGGATGATAACCGCCCACAGCCCTTCGTTACCGAAGAAACCGCCGCCGTTGTTATTACCGCCGTCCTGCCCAGCCAGATAGCCAGTTGCAAAATCGTCCATAACAAAACTCCTTTCAGTTTTGCGTTATGCCATCCCACCGCCGTGTGCGATGGGCGAAGCCAAATAAAAGCGGTTTTTATCAAGTCCGCAAAACTGAGAAGCGTTTCGCTTAGAGGGATGCTTTACAGGGGCAGCGTCAGGTTTAGGACGCTTGCAAGCTGGTTCAAGTCGATACCACGCTCTTTGGCGAGGTTTTGTGCCATCGTTCGGAGCTGTGCTTCGTTTTTACCCTGAATCAGGTTCAAGCCCTGCATAATAGGGGCGTTCTGCCCGCTCAATTGCTGGATAAGACCCATCGGGTTCTGCCCGGCACGAGCCAGATTTGCAAGCTGCATGATGGGGCTGTGCGTAATCATATCAAACGGAGAGGGCATAGTTATTCTCCTTTCTTCGCAGCGGCAGGAGGCTTAGAAAAGCTCTTCTGCCACTTTTCCAGCTCATCCAGACGGTGGACGAGGGCGTTGTACTCCTCAATAGGCACATACTGCTGTGTCGGTGCAGCGGTCTGCTGTGCCTGTTGTGCCTGCATCTGCCGCCATGCTTCCGGGCTGTAAAACTCCTGTACATAGGATTCGCAAGTGTCCGGGTTGAGCCGCTTGCAGTAGATCACGCCGCTGCGCAGGTCGGGGCAGTAGGTCGGTCTGCCGTATAGGTCGGACGGTATCGCCAAAAACTCCTCCCTGCTGGAAACAGGTCTGCCAAGCAACCAACCGCCGTCTTGTGCCGACTGCTGAACAGGCTGCTGCCCATTCATCGGCTGCGGACGCTGCTGCATCTGCTGTACTTGCGTGTTTGGCAGGGGAGTGGCAAGCCCTACCGTGCCCATGCCACCGTAAGGGTTGACAGGCTGCTGCGGAACATAGGGCGTTCCGGGTGTCGGATAATAGCTCATAATACATCCCTCCTGATGCTCCCAGTGTACCGCACCGGCAGAAAGCGAAGGACAACGAAGGTACAACGAAGGACAAAAAAAGAAAAGCGCCCACACGGAAAAATCCGCATGAGCGCTTAACTGTTAAGGGCACATACTTTGGAGTGCAATGATAAGATATCACATCATCCAATATATGGCAATGCTTTCGACAAAACCAGTGCGAATAAAACAAAATCCACCAGCCTAAAGCTGATGGATTATAAGTGAGCGAGTAATCGCTCTGCCACCGAAGTGGCAAAATTGCGTCTCCCGCATGGTACGCACTGCAAGTAGGAAGGCGGGAGACTGTATCATCAAAAATGCCTACTTCTGCTATCGCAATTTTGACGTATGCGCACTATTCAAAACCGTTCAAGCATTTTCGGGCTTGCTATGGCTGGAATCGAACCAGCGCAATAGACGGGATGCGCCCTGCTCTCTACCAACTGAGCTACATAGCCTCAAAGACCCGCCATGATACGCATCGTTGAGAGGCTTGACGGGTTCAGATATCCACCCTAATGCGCTTCTTCGAGAGGCCGGGTGGATTTGTTGATGTTATTATACCACAATCAATCCGTCACGACAAGAACCAGCGCAGGGCCGTTGACGTTGACCGCTGCGTCCTTATAGGGCTCGACAACGGTCGTTTCCACGCCCTCGCGTTTGCGAAGCTCTGTAATAAGATTGGCGGTCGGAACATTTCCGAGGTTCACGGTGAGCTCCTTTCGTCTAGCTTTTCATCAATAATTTTCAGCCTATTGCCGATTGATGTTCGACAATACGGCACACGCGCTGCAATATCAACTTGGCATAGCTGGTCAACGTACCGCAACCGGGCGATTTTCCGGTCATACCTCCCAAGCGGTGCACGTTTTATCACAGCTTTTATCTGTTCTGCATTAAGCCCTTGCAACGCTGGCGGAAAGACTACACGAGCCGCCGCCACAGGCAGCACCGAGCCAGAAGGGCTGCGGAAGCTGCCCGGCGTTGCGCACCACGCTTAAAAAAGAAGAAAAAACACGCGAACTTTTATCTTTTACAGCCAGAGATACAAGTACAGTTATATCCTTTTTCAGATTATGCTCGTATGTAGTGCTTGACATGATATCACTCCTTATTGTGAACAATGATATAACGAATTGTGGAAATTTTGACGATACAGCTATCGTCTGGGCTGTTTTGTTGCACACCGCTGAGCGCAACGTATTCGCCATTTAGCCACAAAATATTTCCTTCCAACCGCATGAGCCATTTTCCGCTGCCATCGAAATCAGCGGCATGGTTATCCAGGTCGATTTCGAGGTAAAAACCATCGTTCTGTTTTGCAAAGTATTTTTGCAGAACAGAAGTGATTTCTTCCGTACTCATGTTTTCGGAATCAGCAATGACCTTGATGTAGTGGTAATGAAGCATTTTTTGTCTCCTTACTGCGTAATTTCCTCAGCGTTCGCCTTGTCCTTCGCATCCAGCGCGTCGTAGTACGCCTGCGCCAGAATTTCCACCTCTGCGATGTCGTCCTCTGTCAGCAGGCCGCTGTCCAGATGGGTGTACGCCTTGTCCAGCCAGTATGCAACGTCACGTCTAGCGGAAATTTCCCGCTTGATGGAGCGCAGGGTCAGGTCGTGTCTGGATTTGGATTTAATTGCCATATGTACCTCCTTATGTGTTGGTCATGGACGCTACTGCATCCTCCAGTTTTTTGATTGCAATGTTCACGTCCCTCTGATACTCCAGCTTGACCCCCGCACCGTCACTCGCTTGCACCACCGTGTCAGGGCCGTAAGCTGTGATGGCTTTGTAAGCGGCAATTTCAGCAGGAGTGAGCGGGGTTTCGATGGGTTCAATCGGAACGTATAGATAGGTCGGGTGCGCTGTAAACCAAACTTTAGCTTCATCAAGTGTAGCATATTGCCCTTTAGGCTCAAAAAGAGCAGATTTCAAAGAAATCGTGTCGCCCATTCTACTATAATACAAAGATAAATCGGCATTTGAACCTGTGGAATAGCTAGTCATTTGCACAGAAAACGTGGTGCACAAGCATTTAACAATGTTATCCTGCCATTCTACTGGGATGTACGAAGTGCCAGCGCCAAAATTCTTTGTAGCGATGTGCCACGTTCCGTTGTTGTCAAACCCGCTAGAATCAAGCAAATTCAGAACTTTTACCCTCTGTACCTTCACACCTCTCTCCAAGTCCACCTCGTCGCAAACCCACTGCTGGCCCTGCGGGTCAATGTAGTTGCCGCCAGTCTTTACAGGGATGCCGGGTAAGCCGTTGGGCGTTGGCAAGGTGAGAGTTTGCGTTTTGCCTTTCCCATCGCTCAAGGTCACCACCACACTCCCGCCGTCACCAGCGTTCACGATAGGCACAGGAGAATCCGGCGTGGGTGTGCCGTCCTGCGTGCTCCGACCGTACACGGTCAGGCCGCACAGGGGCGCAGAGAACGCATCGTCAACGGCGATAGGGTTGCCCGTTTCAGTGCCTGTGAGGATGTTCTGCCGCGCCTTTACTGCGCTGATAGCGTCACCTGTGGCTTTTGCGTCAGCGGCTTCGCCCTCGTGGGTGAGAGTGGTGTCCAGTGCTACGGCAGGGCCTTGAGGCCCGGGTTGCAGGATCAGGTTAAGCACCGGATTTTCAGGCGTGCCGGTAATGTCGGCGGAAGGCTTGTCTCCGCTGGACACCGTACCAATCGTCAGAACAGGCGTTGCACCGGTTTTGCCGGTTTGACCATTTAAGACATCGATTGTTTTTGTACCGTCTTTGTCAGTGATGCTGACACGATGGCCATTTTCGATGTCAGTTACAGTCACAACTGGGGATTTCCCGTCATTGCCGGGCTCGCCTTTGAAATCGCCGTTTGCAATGCCGTCTTTGAGCTCCTGCAGGCTGTCAGCGGCCTCCTGAGCGCTTTGGCTGGCATTGCCTGCACTGGTGGCGGCTTCGCTGGCGGCGGTCTGTGCGGCTTTTGTGGAGGCTTCCACCTGCTTGAGGGCCTTGTCCCGGGCTGTGTCCACAGCCTGTGTGGCGGCGGTCTGCTTGTCACCGATGGCTTTCAGCGCGTCTTCTTTGGCGGTGATGGTGTCAGAAAGAGCCTGTCCGGCCTTTTTGGCAGATGCCCCGGCCTGCTGTGCTGCCGTCTGCGCATCGGTCTTTGCCTGCTCTGCGGCGGTGGCATCGGTGTGTACAGCATCTACCAGCTGCTGCCATGCAGGGGTGCCCGGTTCCGGCTCTGTGCCGTCCTCTGTGCCGGAGTTGGCACTTACACGGTAGTGCAGATCTGCGCTGGTGACGGTCTTGGTGCCGTCGCTGCCCTCAAAGGTGATGCAGCCATTGCCGGGCTGTGCGGTCACGCTGGCGGGCACGGCCACATAGCCGTCCACCACCAGCGAGGATGCCGGGTCTTTGCCGTCCGGCACGTGCCAGAAAGCCCGGATGGTCATGCCTTCCCACTCGCCGGTGGCATCGACGTGCAGGCGGTACACGCCCCGGTTCTTGGTGTAGCCAAAGCGCACCAGCTGCTCATAGCCCGGCACTTTGACGACGCCATTGGATGCGAGAGATACGCTTTGCTCGATCATGCTTTACTCCTTGTTGATGGTAGGCTTCTTTTCTGCCAGCGCCTTTTTCATCATGCTGACGGCCTTTTCGATCACGCTGTCCAGCACTTCATCCGTGATGAAAGGCTTCAGCCAGTCCGGCAGTGCGCCGCGCAGCGCAGCAAAGACCTGCGCCTTTTTCTTTGCGCCCTGACCGCTGCCCATGATGCTGTCCTCGGCGATGGTCACAAGCTCCAGCGCCCACTGCTTGACGTACTGCTTGTAGCCCAGTCGGATAGCGCCAACGGCCAGCGCGGCAAAGCCGATGAACATCAGTACCAGTGCGATGGGTGCGGGGATAAAGTTAAACATTGCTTCCATGATTTGTTACTCCTTTCAGTAGGTAGTTGTTAATATCGGATTTGCTTTTTTGCATACCTTCCCGGTTGTTTCCGGACAGCTGCGAATCCAAAAGATTTTGCACGCCAACGAGAACAAGGCGTATTTCTTCGTCAATGCCGTCAAATCGCCGGAGGTCTCTTGCAAGGGCTTGTGTATGCTGGAGCTGCCCCTGTTCCAAGGTTCCGATGCGCTTGTCCAGCTCATCCAGCCGTTTGTTCTGCGCATTGTCCGGCTCCTGCGCCTTTTTGATGTATTTGTGGATGATTTCCAGCACCTTGTCGATGGTGATGGCCGCAGCGCACAGGCTGCCCAGGATGCCAAGCACCCAAAGCAAAGCTTCTTTTTCGGTCATTTGCCCTCCCGGAGACGGGTCAGACCCTTCTTGCGGATGATACGGGGGTAGTTGAGGGTGGTGACGTTGAGGTCTACGTTGCCGCTGATGCCCGGCACGCGGCCCTTGCTGGTGTGCTGGTGGGCGTTGTAGTTAAACGTCACATTGGGCGTTTTGCCGGTGTAGTCAGCAAGCCATACGTCATAAGGACGCAGAGCCGCACCGCCCACAAAGAGATGCGCCTTTGCAAAGCTGGTGTAGGTGTACAATTGGGCGTAAAAGCCCAGCTGTTCCACTTCGTGCAGGGCGTAGGCAGTCAGGTCAGTCAGGCTCTGCTTGTCCAGCTTGCCCAGCTTGTTGTCCTCCACGTCCACTGCCACCGGAAGGGTCAGCTCCTTGCCGTACACCGCCTGCCGCAGCAGGGAGAGTTCTGCGTTGACCATGTCCTTATTGGTGGCGTAGGTGTAGTAATATACGCCCACGTCCAGCCCTGCCGCTTTGGCGTTGCGGTAATTGTCCTCAAAGGTGGGGTCGATGTACAGGCCGTCAGCCCGCTTGGAGAGCTTGTGGTTGGTGCTCACGGTCTTGAGCATCGCTCCCTTGTAACCCGCCGCTGCCACCTGCGCCCAGTCGATCGCACCCTGATAGCGGCTCACGTCAATGTACCGGTATGGCGGGTCGCCCTCCCATCCGGTGACGGTTTCCTCAACGGGAGTCTCTCTGGGCGTTTCCGGCACAGGACTTTCGCTGTCCCTGTCAAAGAACACCTTCACCAGCCACGCCAGAAATTCCAAAAGTTTTCCCATCGCTTACTCCTCCTGTACGATCTCCTCAAAGCCACTCTTGATAAGAATCGCCTTGACCTTCTCCTTCAGCAGGCGGGGGCAGCGCCCATACAGTGCCTTTGCCTCTTCCATAGTCTCAGCAGACATGATTTCCTGTGCCCACAACATTGCCATCATAAATACCATCCTTTCGATTCTTTGTGTGATTTTATGCATAAACAATCTCGCTCATTTCAAGCAAGCACTGTTTCAACATCTCGTTTTCTTTTTGCAGTGCCGCCACCGTGTCCGGCAGCTTCTCCCGGGCTTCGGCTTTTTTACGCGCTTCTTCCTGCGCGGCCAGCTCTTCGTCCGTATAACGGATGTATCTCTGCACCGGCACCTGCTCAGTCCATGCGGCCTGCGCAGGCACGCCCGGCACGTCGATGACCTTCCGCACATCCCTGCCACCGTTGGGGTACTCCGCCACCGTCTCGTAGTGGCTCACCTCCTCCACACCTTCCACAGCCGGGTGCTCCACTGGTTCGGTGTCGTCCACCAGATACCCAAGCGTCAGGTCAGGGGTCTCAATGGCTGCGCCGTTCTCGTCAATGATTTTCATAAGTCAAAGCCTCCTTTCTCAGGCCACGCGCTTCCAGATGTGCACATAGTAGGCGGCGGGCTGCACGGTGCTGCTGCGACCGTAGATAGGATTCGAGCGAGAAGCATCAAAAGAAATATCATATGCCGACCCTTCATATCCATCATATCCACAAAAAGGAGAGCTAACCTCTGTAACTGCCAAAGCACCTATTGACGATATGGCGTTTTTATTACCGCGAAATGGTGATGTTTTACCGTTATTTGAGGTTTCGCTTAAACTACCTGCAATGTTCGGCAGTCCGGCCTTCACGGTGGTGCCCGCTGCGTGGCTTCTGCTGGCACCCATCAGCACGCGGTCGGATGCGATCTCTTCCCAAGTTCCGCCGAACAGTGCGGCGGGGCTGGTGGCTTGGGTGCTCTGGTAGATGCTGCCCACGGGATGGTCTGCAAGCTTTTGCACTTCAAGAAGCCTGTTTACTTGTTCCCGTGTGTAGTAGTCGGATAAATCAGCTTTTTGCACGCTGTCCTTCCACGCGCCGGTGTCACCGTCCCACGTCCAGATGGTATCGGTCGTGCCGACCACTGCCCACCAGCCGTTTTCGCCCACCGGCACAGCAGTCTTGAGAGCTTCCGGCGTGGCGTACCAGCCCTGTGCACCGATGGTGATAGTGCGCACCTGCTCAAAATACTTTTTGGTTCCTTCCAGGTTCTTGGCGGACTCCATCTCGGACACTTTCGCGGCGGCCTGGCTTGCAGCGGCGGCTTTTCCACTTGCCGAACTCTGTGCTGCACTTTCTTTTGCTTCTTCTGCGGCGTTTAAAGCGCCTGCAACAGTGCTCAGTTCATTAAGCGTTGATGCGTTGAGCGGTGTCCCTTCTTTTGTTGGTTCGTCATTTCGGATAAGAGTGACAATTTCAGACGTTCCATCCGATTTTACCATTGTCCACCGACCCGGATATTTCGCCACACGGTCTTCAAAAACCATATTGTCCATCTCCTGTCATGTATTCGCCGGAAAACGTAACGTATGTTTTAGCAAGCGTTTCAATGTCGAACAAAATTTGCTCGATTTGATTCATCGTTGAAAAATCGAGTTTGTTCATGCTTTCTGGCGTATCTGCAATACCAGATGGGCCAGAGCATTTAGCGCGAATGGAGTTGATGTTAGAAAGCCAACGTGTTGCATCGGAGACTTTCATATATCCATCGACTGTCCAATCGGTCCGAACAGAAACAGGAGCGCCAAGGATTGAGCCAAGCTCTTGAATACCGGATTCAATACGATTGAAATCCGTATAGTTTAAAGCTCCTTTCATACCAGCAAGCCATTCCGATTGTTCGGCTTTTGTCCACGTGCCTGTTCTCGCCTTTGCTGTGATTTCTTTCACACGATCAACATCTGGTTGCGTTCGGTCTGTAATCCATCGAACCATAAATTATTCTTCCTCAACTCTGTTTTGATACCCGATAGGCAAATTGCTCGGAACGGTAAACATGTAATGATAGCACTTATAGTTTGCGTTGCCAGAACCGATACAGTCATAAAAAAATAATTCTTCTTCGTCATTAGAATTACCAAGATGCGCTTTGTCCCAATACCCTGAAACAACAATAGAACGATAATAAATATTTCCAACAGAAGGATTCATGCCAAAATATTCAAGATGAGTAATGGGAGTTCTCGTCCACTGCTGATACGGGCTGTAATCACCTCCGATAGTAAAAAAAGGATTTCTCAAAAGTTCTTTTGCTGTAGGGAGCGGGCTTCCTTCTGCATTGCATCCATAACCCCAAATTTCGTTAATAGAACTGAGGTTATCAGGAAATCCGTAGTATATTTCTTTTGCGGAAGGTAAAAATATACTGCGAGATAGAGTAGACACAGCAGAAGGTACGTACTCGTTAGAATTATTTTTTTTGAACGCGGGAGTATAATAAAAAGTAGTTTTGCCGATTTTCTTCTGCATAAAATCAGAAAAAGAATTTTTTACGTTTCCGTTTAATAAGGCATCAATGCTGCTGGTCGAATACTCTGCGGGAGTTGTCATTTTACTATCCCACGCAAAATCCTCTGTACCGTTGCCAAAAATCGGGTCTTTATGCGCTAAAAGCGTTCTTCCGGTCCCGTTTAATTCAGGCTCATAATTATGCTTTGAGACAAGAAAAGCAGTGTAAACGCCAGCGACGGAGATGTAAACGGTATCGCCTTCTTTGAGGTTGGAAATCTCGTCCGCAATCGTAGTAGCGTTGCAAGAAGCGGAAAGGCTTGCGACTGTAGCTGTGATCGTTGCCTTTCCACTGTGTAAATACGTGACTTTGCAGACAGATACACCGCGTTCGTTCTTGATGACATTCAGTTCAACGATACCAGCGGGAGATGCATTCCAAACAATAACAGGGGAATCGGCAGACGCAGGGGTAAGCGTTGCAGTGAGTGTAATCGTATCGGTAGGATGCAAGTAAATTTCAGAAGCATCGATTTGTAACGAATCAACATCTTCAATCATATACCCGGTAACGGAGCCCTTAAAACTGCCATTAAACGTGTAAGAAACGTCCGTAATCAACAAGTTAGAAGAATATCCAAACTGATGATTGAGCTTGACAAAATCAAGAGCATCGTTGTGTGGGCTGGCACGATAAGACAGGGTGGCTTTTCGACGGTTAGAAAGCACTTTATAACTTTCAGTTAGAACATTTTTGGGCTGGGAGACAATGGAAGAAGAAATAAGTGCATTGTTCACACTTTGCGTAACGCCATCGCCCGTAGCGCCGTTCGGATATAACGATGAAGCTCCATTTAGAGAGTAAGAGATGTTTTTTAACTTATTAGAAAAAGTGATTTCCGGATACTGATAATCATTGATTTCAGTGATTTCATAAATGTCGGACTTGTTTTCAGGAAGGTACGGAACCCGGTCAATCCGAATCTCGCCATTTCTTGTCTGATACAAAGCCATACCGGCTGCGTTAGCGGAAAGCTGTAACACATCAGCGTTTTTATACGAAGAATTTCCGTTACTAAAATCAGCTGTATAATCCTTCAAAGATTCATTGATGTAATAGCTAATACCGGAAACATTAAGAAGTTCCAAAGCGTCATAGCATATTTCGTATAAAGTGCCGCTTTTTCTTCCGGTGTATGGCGAATCGATTAAAAATGCCAAAGCATCGCGAGCTTCAAAGGAAGCGGTAATGCCATTAGAAGGAATACTCCAACTAGAAAGGTAAAACTTACCTCCGTTAATCCATTCAGTCTGCCCGTCCAAGTCCATACCATACTTTACAAAAACAGCTTGGCGTTCATACAGATACTTGTAGAGACCGTCAGGGTTGATAGGATTCCATTTTTGATCGCTGTTATCAATGGAAAAAGAAATCGAATCCTTAGAAAGCTGGCCGGAAATTGGGTCACGCTTTGATTTATGGGAATACGACAGAAGGTCTGTTTTACTAAATCTCACACGCTGTCCAAATTCTACTTGCGAGATACGAGCTCTTCGGTTTGGAATACACCATTCAAGAACCTCAATAACAACCGAATCATAATTGGAAATTTCAAATTCAATTGAAGTTTCGATGGAATCGTTGTTGTCAATTTGCTTTTGCAAGAAAAGAGCGGTTCCTTTGTAAGCGGAAATTTTAAATGTTTTTGCCCATTCATTTAAAATTTCAGACCAAACGATTGTCAGGCCCGGTATTTTTTCTTCGTGGGTTTTACTAAAAGAAAATGTGATGGTTGGATGATTGGAGCTTGATACGCATTCACCGCTTACATAGCCACATTCTTGATACGGTTCGGAATCCGGAACGATACCAAGACTTCCATCCAAAACCCAAAAATTAGTTTCAGCAGTCGCATAATTTCCGGAAACGGAAGTGTCGAGATCGGTGATGGATGCCACGTTGCTAAACACGGTTTGCGAACCTGAACTTGCAATAGCGTCCGTTTGTGCCGCATCATCAGCTGCATGATAAGTAATCTGAATAAAAGTTTCGGGTACAAGCGTATTATTATATTGCGAAAGCCACTTATCGGACGGCTTTACAGACATATAAAATCCACCACCTTTAGACCTCAACAAGGCTCAAAGAACAATCCGTCCAGCCCATTACATTTCCAGTGTTTGGGCCCCTTCGCCACATTCCGGCCGTTCGGTCGGAAACATACATCTGACGTGTGGAATAAGAAGCTGTTGCCTGATTGTAAAATCGCACCGTGCAATAAAAGTTTCTAGTGAATGGGGCGATAACGGAAGCCCATTGTTTTGCGGTAAGATAGTTCCACTTGAGGGCCACTTTTGCAACATCGTGCCGAACCACAGAGCCAACAACCTTGCCTTGCACATTGCGGCCAGAATCAACAATGGTTGAAGTTGTTGCGCTATAAGAAGAAGGCTCTGGCAAATCTACGCCGTTCACCGATACAAGAGCTTGCATAATTCACCGCCCCTTCCTCAATAGCTGTACACTTCCGTACCCATGATTTGCACTCCACGGTCAGCCTGCTGCTTTTCGACCGAAGCAGTAATCTGCTTTCCGTCAATGAACAGCCTGACTTCCTTACCGCCGGTAATTTCGTTACCATAGCGCTGGAAAATATCAAGAAACGCATCATAGCAACCATCATGAACTGCGCTCCTCAAGTCAGATACGCTTACTCCACTTGTAGAAGAGCTTGGATAGTAGCTTCCAGTAGATGTCGTAGACCCGGTAGAAGAATCATATCCGCTTGTTCCAGGATAGCTGGAATAATCTTGGTTCACTGAAGATCTGGATCCGCCTAGACTTGAAACAATACCAGCAATTGCGGCGGCGATTGCAATTCCGCCAGCAAGCATCAGCACACCCGTTGGGATTCCTAAACTTGTCAGGACGCTACCAATCGATTCCAGCATGCCCATAAAAGCGCTGCCAATAGATGTGATTACCCCAGCAACGCCTGTTAAAATTTCAGGGAATTTACTAACGAGACCTCCAAGTAATCCGTTGCTGATAGAAAAGCCTGCATTTGTAAGTGGAACTTTTAAGCTGGAAAATCCATTGTAAATTTTTTGCCCCAGCTGAGATACGCTTTTTACAATATCCCCAAAATTATTGGTAATGCCTTTCCAGATGTTTTTGCCAATTTGCAATGCAGAATCAAATAGCGTTCCGGCTGCTTTCTTTAGAACGTCAGACAGTTGAGAAATCAAGTCTGCTGCATACGTTTTTACCTCGGAACGATTTTTTTCTCCCATCGCTTGCCAAATAATAGCTGCCGCAGTTGTTCCGACCGTTTTCAAATCTCCGCTCTGCACAGCATTCCAAAGGTTCTGCACTGTGCCGAAGAAGTCGCTCTGCAAACCGGAATCAAGTTCCTGCCACTTGCTGCTCAGACCGTTGAAGAAGCCATCAACGAAATTCGTTGCGGTGGTCGCTCCATAGTCAATCATTTCGTTGCCCTTCTGCTGAACAACGTTTGCCAGATTGGTCATAGCCTGTTCAACGTAAGGAAGTGCAGCAGTGATACCGTTTGCAAGGCCTTGATCAATAAATTCACCAAAGCGCTCAAATAGAGCGGAGGGAGAGTGAATTTCAGTATCGGTCGTGAACTTGTCAATGATAGCTTTTGCAAGTCCACTAACGCTTTTCTTTGCGTTCTCAATGCCTTTGTTGATACCATTGATCAAGCCCTGAACAATGTTTTTGCCATAGTCTAAAAATTTTGCGGGGAGATTTTTGATTGTATCAACCAAACTGTTCCAAGCCTTGTCCCAGTTTTCTTTGAATCCGGCCCACTTCTGGTTCCACCACTCGCCAACGCCGACAAACCACTGCTTTAAGCCTGCACTTGCTTGATCAAGCGCCTGAATTGGATGCTGAACAAACCCGGGAAGGCTTTCCCACGCGGTCTGAAAATTGGTCTTGAAGCCTTCCCACTTTTCATTCCACCATTCGCCGACACCAACGAACCATTGTTTAAATTCGGCGCTCATTTTATCAAGTTGAGAAGTGATTTTATCCCAATTTTGATAGATGGCAATTCCAACGTCGGTCATTGCGCCAACAATCAGGCCAATCAAAGCTCCGATGCCTGTACCGATTGGGCCTCCAAGAGAGCCGATGATTGCGCCAATGCCTGCGCCAGTCATTGTCGAACCAAGCGGAATCAAAATTCCGTTTAACGTGTTTAAGCCATTCTTGACAGCGTCATAAACGCCAGTCACGAACATGGGAATGCCAGTTACAATTCCACCAACGGCTGCGCCGATAATTGCGCCAGCGGTAGAGCCACCAGCAGCTTTAATCGCTTGTCCGACAGCAGAACTGCCAAAACCGGTTACAATAAACTGTGCAATACCTTTGCCAAGAATAGCTGCGCCTGTAGTTCCGATCAAAGCGCCAAGAACAATTTCAGCGAAATTCTTTCCATTTACGCCATTTTCAATTGCGTCTTTAATGCCTGTAATCTCAAGGACGATGCCCACTGTAAAAACACCAAGTCCCAAAACAATGGATTTCAGTGCGTTCATTTTGGAGATAGCGTCCACAATATCCATAATAAGATTTGTGAGCTTCCAAGCGGCAAGAGCGGTTGCTACAGTCGCTATAAGAGGAAGCATAGCCTTGATTTTCTGCTTGATAGCGTCAATCTGCTTTGCGAACTCTTCATTGTACTGTTTAAACATATCGTAGCCGGACAAGTCTACGTCGCCCAAGATATTGCCAGCGGATGCGCCGCTGCCAGAGCCAGAGCTTCCCTGCGTTGGGTCAATGATGTTGAGCTCATCAAAACCCATCGTGTAGTCCTTGAGGGCTTTGGCAGCTTTCTTTGTCGAATCGGTTGTGTTATCCATTGCGTCACCGATGCCACCAACGCTGTCAGCACTCTTGGTGAAATCAGTAAACACGACCTTTACACCCATCAGCTTTGCCACCCATTGGACAAATTCTCGGATAAGTTGGACGGCAGCAATCAGCGGGGGAAGAATGGATTTCATGGCAGGGTAGAGCAGAGAGCCGACAGACTTCGCCAGCATATCCAACTGCGCTTTCAGAATCTTAATCTGATTTGCAGGGCTTTGGATGGTCTGTGCAAGGTTGCCCTGCACGTTAGCGGTCTGCTTCATAATGGCAATGTAACGTAGAACCGCCTTATCTGCCTGAGACAGACTAGAAACCTGTTTGTTAAAGCCCAAGGCTAAAAGTTCCTGCTGTAACCGCGCCTGAGACAAATCAACGCCAAGACGGCGAATAGGTTCAATCTCGCCAGAGATAGCAGAGGACATTGCGGTAAAGGTTTCGGCAACATCCTTGTTCCAATAAGAACCCTCATCATAGGCAAGCTGGGTCAGGTTCTTAGACAGAACGTAAGCTTTGTCGCTGGCCAAACCAAACGAAGTGCCCAAACTCTGGATGGTAGCCATGTAGGTCATCGCTTTGGTCGGGTCAACGCCAAGCAATCCCTGCATCTTGCTAATAAGCGTATCGGCTTCACCGCTCAAATTGCCCATAGCATTATGAAACAGGTCTGTTGCTTCATAGAAGTCGTTGAACTTTGCAACAGCATTGCCGAGATACTCAGCAATAGCTTTCAGCGAAACCAGCTTTGCCATGTTTCGCATAAAACCGCTCATCTGGTTAGACAGGCTGAGATAGCTTTTTTTCTGCCGTTCGTTGGCAGCCGTCACACGGTTTGCCTGTGTGACCACTTTGCTCAACTGCGACGGCAGCTTTGCAAAGGCGTTGTCAACCTTGTCAAGCTGCGAAGCAAGCGGAGTGAGAGCAGTAGAGATTTTATTGCAGGAATCCGAGAAAGCATCGAGGTCAGCTGCTTTCAGCTTTTCGGTCAGGTCAGGGATTTTCCCGATGGCGTTGACCGCGCTGCCGATCGCCTTCAGCCCGGAAGCGTCTAGAATGGACAGGGGAGCCATTGCGTTTGTCAGTTCAGTAATGCTGCCGGACATGGAGTAGAAGTCCACGCCGTTCAAGCCGGAGACTGCCGAAGGAATCTTCTTGATTGCATTCACGACCGTGTTGATGCTCTTTGCGCTTGCGGTCGTGTTGACGTTGGAAAGTCCATTCAGAAAGCTGGTAATTTTGTCCAGCCCAGACATTCCGGCAGATGCCTGTTTCAGCGTTGCAATAGAACTAGCCAGCTTGTCAAGACTGTTTACAACCTTTGTAACGTTGCCCTTTGTCCGCAAATTAGAAATGGCGGTAGCGAGCTTGTCGATATTAAGCTCTGCACCCTGCGATTCCGCAGAAATCTCTACGGATAAGCTCGTAATATCAACATCAGCCATCACTACCACCATCACTTTCCATCATAGAGAACATCATTCTCTTGATTCGCTCCTGCGCCTCAACTGCGCGTTGGTATTCATACTCGTCTTTCTCCTTTTGGGTAAGGGGAATCGGTCTATCCATGTACTTGATGGGGCTAGACCCTTTCTTTCGGAACATATTGCCAACCGTAGAGGAAAGTGCGGATGCCATGTAAAAACCGTTTCTCCATGCTTCTGCATTGGCTCTGCGTTCTCGCAGCTCCTCTGCGTCACGGTATACCTTAGCCAGCCAGACATCACCGTGCCAGAACTGCTCGTAGGTCATGCCGATGGAGATGTAATAGGCTTCTACATCGTGGAACAGCTTGGAGAAGGAGAACGGTTCCTCCTCTCCGTCTGATTCCTGAGATTGTGCGGTTACACAATCTCCCACGTTGCGTTTTTTGCGGTCTTGTCCTCAGTGTCAGTTGCCAACAGAGACTTGGAAGCATCCATGAACATCTCAAGCAGCGCAGCCATCAGCTCTTCCTTATCGTCGATGTGGGCAAACATTTCGTCCACGACTTTACGCTTGATGCCACGATTCCGGGCGATAAACGCGCCGTAGAACAGGGCGCGGGAGTTGGACAGCAGGTTGGTCATCTGGGTGTACTGGCCAATCTGAAATCCTGCACGTTCGGTAGCTTCCACGCTGTCACGGGTGAAAGTCAGCTCGTAAGTGTTCTTTCCATCGGGGGAATGAAAGTTGATAACCTTAGCAGCCATAATAAATGCTCTCCTTTATAAATAGGAGCAGAACCAAATCCGATGTTCAGTTCTGCCCGGTTTGATTGATTCGATTTTTGCGGTTTAGCCGCCATTGACAGTCAGGGTCTCGCTGAACTCAGGCTTCTTAGTGAAAATGCAGTTGATGGTCATTTCCACAACCTCGTCCACGCCAAAGCCGGACAAGCCAACCTGATGCATACCCTGCCAAGTGAAGCCGGAGCCGTCCTGCATCTTCAGGGCATAATACTTCACGGTGTTGCTCTCGGAAGTCTCATCGTAGCCAGCTTCCTTGACCTTCTTGTAGTCAGTCTTGTTGTAGTTGGCAGTAAAGGACTTGGTGTCACTCTGGATAATGCCAAAGATGTTGACCTGCATAGGGTCAGACAAGGTGGTGGCATCCAGAAGGTTCGGCTCGGAAATCAGGTCGGGTACATCCTTGATGTCGCACAGCTTCGTCAGAGCGGTTGCGCTGTCGCCACAATACAGGGTGGTATTCAGACCGGAGATAGCAGTACTCATAGAATGTTTACCTCCTTATTTTCGGTAAATCATTCCGTCCTCTCCGATTGTTGCCCCATAGCTGCAATCAATCCGATAGACGGAATTGTTATACAGCCCATTCAACGGGGCAAACGATTTTCGATAGAAATTGAGTGGTTCTAATACAGAATCCACGATGTCCACAATGGAGCGGGCTTCTGCAATGCGTCCGCTGGTTTTATTGGAATAGACACGCACACGCAGGGAAACGGCAGCATACTTGCTTCGGCTGGCAGAATCCCGATGAACCGGGAGGTTGCTGTTTTCTTCTATCTGCACACACGGAAACTCTTTGACGTTGCTATCATTGATTTCACCGGTGACAAAGATACCGGGGACTTGCTTTCGCAGTTCCTTAGCAACAGCCGTGAAGATAGAGTTGAAATAATCAATCAACTATTCCAGACCTCCCTCCACGTTGCTTCTACCTGAGAAGCCATTTCTTCAACAGCTCCCCACATAGCCATAGCTGGTTCGTTACCATCGGTGTAATTCAACTGGCCTTTGCCATCCACCTGTTTGACAGGCGTACCAGCATTGCCAGCTTCGCCGTAGTAGTACCAGCGGCGTTGTGCGCCGTGTCCTTTACCGTAAGAGCCATGCGCACCGACACCGGGCGGAAGTTGTCCGCCATATCCGTTGTGATGTGCGCCAGTGCCAAACTCGATAAAGGCAACTGCCTTTCCGTGAGCTACAATCGCAAAGCCATTAGGTGTCTGTACAGGGTCGTGTTCAACCGTAACATCGTTGTCTCCAGCGTACTGTGCGTTAGCAAACCGCACCGTTGCAACGTCAATGCCTTTTTGAGCCAACGCCCTCGAAAACTCCTGTGCTTTTTGATTCAGGGTGGTCTTGTACTCCTGTATCTGACGTTCCGCATCACGAAGTCCGGCATCGCTCAACCTCACTTTAATTCTCACTTGTAGCCACCTCCTTCAGCGCATACAACGTGTCCGTGATATGCTCTGCGACCTTGACCACAATGTAGTTGAAGGGCTTTGAAATGTCCGTCTGAAACCAAACGTGCGTACCCTCATAAAGTGGAGTGTTATGCTTTTTGCTGGACGAGCTGACCACATAGCTGTAATCCGTGAACGCTCCAAAAGGGCTTGCTTCCGCAGAACCAGTAGGCGGGCTGACGTTCAACATCAGCCTTGCAGGGTTACTCCACGTCTGCGATGTCTCGCCGGTTTCGTTTCCCCATTCGTCCACAACAGGTTCTTTCTCGCCGATGGGGTTTGAATACCAAAGCGGACGCTTGTCCAGAGGGCTTCCATTGAACATCAGCCGATAACACCTACTCTCGGAACCACTTCATTCAGCAGGGACTGCGCCACATCGGACGATTCCCAGACACGAGTGATACCGTTATTGGTATAGCTCGTCTGCCCGTTTGCGCCGATGTGGTTGTACAGTTCCGCTGCAATGCGTATCTGCAACGACTGATACTGCAAGGGCAGCTCGTCCGGTCTGTTGCCGAAGGGGTAGCCCTGTGCAAATATCTTGTCTCTAGCGAAATCAAGCAGCAGGTCGAAGAGTGGGTAGTCCTCATCCGTGACTTCACGATCAAGTGCAGGAGCAATGTACTGCCCCAGCTTGACTGCCGCTTCAGAATACTGGTCTCCCATGCTGCTTTCCTCCTTTCGCCTTAGTAAGCCTTGATGCAGTACACAGCGTCCATGCGCTCAAAGGACGGCAGGACGATTTCGGAAGCGTATACATTGGCATTGACCGGGTGAACGGTCAGCTCGGTGGTGATGGCAACACCGGTGTTCACGATGGACACGGATGCACCAGACTGGCCGGACAGCAGGTCGGCTTCCTCAGGGGTAGTACCGTACCAAGTGCTGCCCAGAGCGCCGGAAGGAGCAACCACCACCATGCCGTCAGGCAGGTACTTTTCGCTTGCACTGTACTGGTCTGCCTTGAACATCTTGTCGTACAGATGGATGGTCAGACCGGTTGCAGATTCGATAATCTGCCGTGCTTCAGCGTCCAGCAGAACGGCGTTTGCCTTTGCGGTGACGGTCATGAACCGGTTCTTCACCTCGTCCGCAGCAATCATGTTACGGAAGGTTGCGGTGTTCATGTACACCTCAGTCACGACTTCGCCCACGCTCGCCAGAACAGCATCCTTTGCGGCGTTCAGGTCGGCAATGGGGGTGGCGGTGGTGACGTTCCACTTAGACTTTGCAGCAGAGACTTCCTTGAAGTTGGTAGACTTCCAAGTGCCGTCCGGGTCGTAGTTGTAGGTGTAGTTCACGCCGTTTGCCTTGATGGTAATGCCGGGAACGCCATTGGTGGGAGCCAGAAGCTGCCAGATCATGCGCTCAGGAACGATACGAGCACCAGTAATAAGCTGTGCGGTGTCATCGTACAGACGGTTCATCACGTCACGAGCATAGGGGTCGTTGCTGTCCAGAACACGCAGGATTTCCTGACGGTCTTTCTCGCCCAGATGGTAGCCCTCACGGAAGAACGGCATCTCGGTTTCATCAAACTTGAATCCCTCACGGGTGCGGAACGTAGCCTTTGCGTCAAATGCGCTGGGCATCAGAGACACGCCCACGCCCTTGTGACCACGCAGCCACTTCAGGTCAAGACCGGCCTTCTTCTTTGCAGGGAACAGCGCATCAGATGCGAAAGGCATCGCATTGGTGGGGTCATTCGTCCAATAGGCGGCAATCGCAGCCGGGGCAAAGACTTCCTTAAGATTCAGTGCCATGTTGTTTTACCTCCTATTAAGCGTTCACGCTGATGTTGTCACGGCAGAAGATGCCGGGAATGGCAGTCTTAAGCGCAGTGATTGCATCAGCATCATAGGTGAAGCCAGAGCTTGCAGCAGCCTTCTTGGTGTCGATAACGCCACGAATCAGCAGGGAAGCATTGGGGTTCTCTGCCGGGTCAACGTCATACAGCAGAATGCCATCTGCGGTGGCGGAAGTCGCCTTCTTGCCAGCTTTGGTCATGGGATAGCCAGCCTTAACCGCAGCAGTTTCAGTCACGGTAAAGGGAATGGCAGTGTAGTCATTGGAAGCAAGGATGGTATCGTTGATTCCGTTGACCGTGTTTCGGATAAACTTCATGTTTTCCTCCTTGTTAATGGAAAGCACTCATTGCGTCACTCGATGCCTTAGAAGTATTTGCGTTCTGCTGTGCAAGGCTCTTAGCAAACGCCACGCCCTCACTATCAGAGCTGCCCTTACCATCCGCACCCGGAGGCGTGGGCATATCCTTCAGCAAAGAAGCCTTGTATGCGGTGTCATGGGCGGTCATAAACTCCGACTGGAACTTAAACACCTTGTCCATGTCGCCATCAGCCAGTGCAGATGCAGCCTTACCAGCCAGTTCAGCGTCATAACCCTGTGCAACGAACTTCTCACGGTAGGATGCAAGGGTCTTTTCCTTGACGAGGTTCTCCTTGTCGGCAGTCAGGGCTTCAATCTGTTTCTGCATCTCTGCCAGCTTGTCAGCCTGTTCCTGTGCGGCGTTCTCGTCATCGGTACGCTTTGCTTTGAGCTGCTTCTTGTACTCGGCTGCTTCACCATTGGCTTTCGTCACGGCATTGCGCAGCTTCTCCACCTCTGCGTTAGGGTCTGCAACCTTTTCTAGCGCAGAAATGATTTCATCGGCGGTCATACCCTCTTTGTAAGCATCACCAAGCAACACATTGAGTTTCATATCGTTAATTTCCTCATGCGTTTTTTTACCGTTGCTTCCCTGCAACGCTGCGAAATTTGTATCCCGGCTTCCCTGCCGGAATATATCAGCCCGCTAATGCGGATTGATTTTTAGTCAATTAGTTCCCCTGCTCCGTTGTAAACCAGTTCTTCTTTCGCAGCATCAGGAGCGGCGAAAACGGTCGGAACAAGATAGACTGGAACGCCATACAACTTTGCAGCATCAATTTCTACAGTACAGCCGTTATACTGAAAGGCGTTATCGCCGCAAATGCCGATAAAATAATCAGCCTGTGCGAGAAGTTCGATGCTCTTTCCAAGATACCAAAGCCCTTCAGTTCTGCACTTAGGCGGGTTATCTTCGATATAGGTCGGGATAACCTCAAGGCTTTCACCGTACACTGCTTCGGCAATCTTGTGCAAACGGTCAAACGTCATCCGAATATTTTCTTCCGACCGATTCTTCATCGGGCAGGAAATAAACAGCTTCTTCATTTTTGCTCTTCTTCCTTTGCATTAGTCTGTTCACCAACCATTTTGCCGTTGTTGGCAATATGGTCAGTCGGCTGTTCCTGTGGCTTCGGTGCTTTCCCATCCTCGCCCAGCTTTCCAGCGGCAATCAGGAAGGGCTTGCTCATTTCATAAGCAGCCTGTGGGTCAGGGAACAGACCGGGCGTAGTGAACGCCAACTGCGGGTCAATGCTCTGACTGAGCATCTGTGCGAAAATCTGAACCTTGCTCTGCTGGTTGTCGTACTGACGGCGCGGAAGTTTGATGTTAATGTCACTTGCCATCAGCTTAGAACCAGCCGTATCCCGCAAGATTTTCAGCATCACAGACAGGCTTTGACGTTCCGAGAACTTGAACATATTCTCATACTGCTGCGCCCTTGCTTCTGTGTGATTCCAGCCGTTGCGGACGATAACTGCGCCCACGTTGTCAGACGTTGCGTTCTCACTGCCAGTTGCACTAGGCATGGCAGTCAGGCTGCGGTACACGTTCAACATGGAATCAAGCAAGGTCTGGCTCTGCTGCTGGTCAAGCTCGTTTGCAATCTGCGAAACAGAAGCGGGCAGACCAGAGGTAGATTTCAGGCACATTGCGCCCAGTTCCTTGACCTGCTTTAGAGCATTTTCGTCCACAAGGCAGTTGGTGAACACCATAATGGACTGAATGAACTGCGCCACACCGTCCAGCCGGTTGCTTTCAAGGTCGTTGATGGCATCCAGAACAGGAATAGCCGGTTCAAACAGACCCATGCGCTCCGGGTTGAGCTTGTATTCGACCATCGGCAGCATTCCGAGAGAGTGATTCTCAGACTTTGTAACCTTTCCGTTGTCGATTTCAAAATACTGGTTTGGCGTATACACGCAAATCAGGTCGTTCAGGTCATTCTGATAATTGCGTGGGATGTGCAGCACGTTGGCGATGGGCTTGTGTCCGATGCCGGAGTTGTAAATCACATACGCCATGTCTGGGTCAGGAACGTCCACCAGCAGGGGCGTTTCGTCTGGGTAGTTGCCGTTGTACCCTTTGTCAGGAAGAACAATGCGGTATCCCTGTCCGCATTCCAACATCCACTGCCAGAGCCGCCGATCAAGTGCATCTTTACCCTCATACTGCAAGGCGTTGGACAGCCGGGCAATTTCCTCACCGTCACCTGTTGCCGTTTCAGACCGCACATAAGAGCAAGGCGTGCCGCTCATATAACCTGTGTAGAAGCCCACGCACTCGTTGGCGTGGTTCTCTACAATGCGATTGGTGATTTCAGCGTGGTATTCCTTCGTGCGTTCGAGGACGGGCTGGCTACCCAAGTAGTAGTTGTGCAGAAAGTGAATCTCATTCTTGTTCAGCAGATGAATAGGCTCTGCCTTGCCCATTACCACTTTCAGCACATTCTCCCGATTGATTTCCGTCTCCGGCGTTTCAATCGGTCTGCGTCCGGTCAGCGGTTCATTCAAAAAGCCGCCAACAACCATCTGATACTCAGCCATGTGTTCCTCCTTCCTGGCAAAATAAAAAGCGCAGCAAGAAAAACCTGTTAAGGTCTATCTCACTGCGCCAAAACTGCGCTTCAAAAGCTATTTACTTTTCAGGTGGATGGATGATTTTGACCCATCCTTCTTTCGTGTCTCCTTCGATAACGCCCTTGCATCTGTCGCACTTGAAATGGTATCGTCCGTCCACTTCGCCAAGATAGCGGTTGCAACGAACGTTCTTGTAAATTGGGTTCTGCCGGATACAAGGGCAACAGATTCTAACTAGCATGAGCGCTCCTTTCGTTGGATTTATGGAAACAGGCTGTTGAGCACAGACCTGTCAGAAGCTACTGGGAAACTATTCGCACTTCCAGCCGTGCTATTCTTCGCCCGAAGAAAACCATTGCAGCCTTTACATTCAGTTGTCGGACAAACGTAAACGGGTCAGCTGCAATTTTGGTGCTGCATAATGGATTTGAACCAATGTATGTCCGGTTATGAGCCGGATGCTCTAGTCTGACTGAGCTAATGCAACATAGAAACCCGGCTTGATTGGTTAACCGCTGCTCTTTGCAATGTCATGCCTAAACATCACATTGAGAGCCGGGAATAGCGGTGGAGGTTTTGGAGAATAAGTCCATGCAAAGCTAGGTAGTTGGTTGTGCTGCGTAACGGAATCGAACCGTTGCTTGCCAGCCGTGGGGGAGACAGGCTGGCATTCCCCTTACAATTGGAAACGCAACATATAAAGTCCGGTGAAGGCGAAAGAGTGAGAAAACCTCCACCGGTGAAAGGAGGAATATGCTTGTTGACACGCACGCGAGTAAAATGACAAAACCCCGCGTGCAAGCTATTCCTTTAAGGGAAGCTGCAAAACTTCCTGCGTACATTATAAGCCTTGTCAAGTGGTGAAATCAAATAAATAGACCCAGCGAACACAATATATTGTGTTTTTAATCAAAAAGGCCTCTTGACAGGCTCAATTTTACTGATTCCGTTGTACAATTCATCGGCAAGCTGTGCCAGACTATCCGGTGCATCATCGTGCGGAACTTTGCCAAGCTGCGTGAACATTGTCACCTGTTCCATGAATGCCTTGTACTCTTTCGACTGGTGTTTTTCGTCAAGGAAATAGAACCGTTTGATGTCCGGCGCATACTGAATGATTCTTGACAGCTTGCTTTGACCACTTGGCGCACGCTGACTGCGAACAGAGCAGTGGTATCCCTGCTGCCGGAGCTGGCTGTCTACCACGTCACAGTATTCATCGCCGCCGTTGTTGGCTTCGCCGCGCACCACGTTGATTTTATGCTGGATGATTTTACCCACGACTTCCGGTCTGGTCACGGTCTTATCGCCATTGTTGAACACGAGATCAGGGATGAACACGGCATCACCGTACACATAAGCGATAGGACAGGCGGTAAAGTCACCGCCGCCCCATGCAATATCCATGACCATAAGTTTGCGATCGGGCTCTCCATCAGGCAGAACGCCGTTAAAATACCGAAGTTCATCGGCAGGGAAGAGCAGACCTTCACGCACATAAGGCTTGCCCATGTACTTTGCCCACCATGTTGCATCGTCAATACTGGCTTTCATGTCGGCATAGTAGGCATCGTCAAATCCCACGCCGTAGTCATAATTGAAGTTGCTGTGTCCGTTTTCATCCACCGCAGGAATCACCCGAAATCTATACTTCGGGTTGTCTGCATACTGGTTCTGGATGCGTCCCAGAGGGTCAAGCACGTTCCAACGTGTACCGACCATCAGCTCCAATGCACCCTGCTTTTTACGGTCTTTTAGCTGGTTCAGATAAGCATCGTACTTGTTGTTCAGACGCTCAACGTTCAGACTTTCTTCCAAGTCTTCAATCAAGTCATCGCTGTACAGAACGCCGCCTTCTCCGATTTCAACAGCACCAGTCAGCGTACCGCCAATAGAGCGACAAGTAAGGGTAGGGAAACGCTTTTTACGGTTCAGGTCAACGCTTTCATCCTTTGCGCTTTTGTCCACAAGCTGAACGTCAGGAAAGATTTTTCCCCAGTTATAGGTACCGGGGTCAGTGATGATAGACAGAACTTCGCCATAGAAGCCGTTAGTCAACTTGTCAGAATGTCCGCTCATGACCGATGCAACGTCCGGGCGGTTGCCCATAAGCCATGTGATGAAGAAAATGCACAGCGTACTCTTACCTACGCGAGCCGGAAGACTGACCCCCAAGAAATCTATCCGCTTATAGAACAAGTCCTCTAGGTCGTCTGCCAGCACTTTCAGCACTCTGCGTCTTGGCTGATAGAACTTCTTCTCCGGCGCACGATTCCATTCAAGGTAGATGCAATAGCTGTCGAACACGTCCTTTGCTTCAAACAGGTACGTCCGGCTGATAATGTCATAAACCTTCGCCACGTCCTCGCCTGTTTTCATCTTGCCCATCATGGCTGCACAGACGGAGCGCAGTTCGCCAGAGTATTTGTAGGCATCGAACCGCTTGTCTTGCGGAAGAGCGTCTCTCAGGTTCACGACCGCCTGAAACCAGTCCTCGTAGACCTGCGCTTCTGTCGGATTCTGCTTTGCATACGTTTTGATGCTGTCAATGATGGCGATACACTGTTTTGGCTGCATAAAAAAATAGGCACCCCCTACCTGAAAATGTAAAGAGTGCCTACAACTGCACAAAAATCAAATATTCGGTTTTATAATGCTGTTTCGGAAAATTATTTGCTAAAATCCATCTTAATAAATTGGTTGTTCAGTTTATTTGACTTCTTCTGCAAGCTGGTTGAGCCTGCGTTTCAGCTCGTCTGCATCGTAGTACAAAGCGTCTGCGATGGCATTGAGAATATCGGGCTTGTCAGTGTAATCACACAGCGTTTCAATCAGTTTCAAGCTCTGATCTGACAATTTTACGGGTTTCATGCTTTATTCCTTTCTTTGACTATGTAAAGTGGGCTTCGGTTTTTCATCCCAAAGCATTAACTTGTAACGAAGATACCTTTCAATGATGTCAGATCAGACCAGCCCTTGCAGCATCAGCTTTCATTTTGACAAGTTCTTTTTTGAGTTCAAAGTTTTTGCTGTATTGCTCCATAAACGACAGGACATTCATTTTCTTTTGGTTGTTTGGAAAAATAAATTCGTCCGAAACACCGTCTTTTGAAACGCTATAAAAATCCTTTGATATATGCTGTTTCTCTAATTTGACTTCAAATCCATGTTGCAGCAGCCAAGAAATTTCGGCTTCTTCATGCTTGCTAAAATCCCATTTCTTGTTTTCGAGACCTTGTAAAATAACTTTCATGTTTTACTCCTTTCACCTGTTCTGTTCAGCAATCCGATACCACGTCTGGCGGGTCACGCCAAGCTGTTTTGCAGCATCGGTGACGGTCAGCAGACGTTTTTCCACCTGTTCATGCAGAACATCAAAGAGGCTGTGGTCGTACTCGGTAGGCTTGCGGCCTTCCCTGTAATCAGGTCGCTGGCTGGCAATCTTTTTGCCCTCTCTAGTGCGCTCAACAATCATGTCACGCTCAAACTCTGCAAAGGCAAGCATAACAGTCCGAATGACTTTTCCAGTAGGGGAGTTATTCATAACCCCCATATTCAGGATGTTCACCGAAACGCCCCTATCAATGAATTGGTCTATCAGTTCAAGGCCATTCTTGGCAGAACGAGCAATACGGTCAAGTTTCGCCACGATCAGCGTATCTCCCGGCTGGATTTCAGCCATCAGCTTGTCAAGTTCAGGCCGGTGCAACTTCGTGCCGGTGTAAACATCCGAAAAGATTTTCTGTGCGCCGTTAGCTTTCAAAAGTTCAGACTGGGCTTCAAGGCTGTTGCCGTCAATTGCCTGTCCAGCGGAACTGACACGAGCGTAACCGTAGATCATTCAGAATCACCGCCCTTGGATTCTTTTTCAACGACCGTCCCTGTGACAAGATACTGGTTCTGCTTTAAGCTGCCTACGTCAGGCTCAACAACAATTCTATATTTCATGGCGCTCATAATTTTGAAAAAGCTAGAGAGGTTCAAGCTGTCATTTTTAAGACACTGATACATATTCTGCTTTGAGCCAAATCCTGCGCTTTCAGCAAGGCAGACCATTGTAACTCCCTGCTTTTCCATAACCTCACGAACAATTTCCGTTCCGTTTGTCAAGGCTTTTGTCATCTTTTTTTTCTCACTCATTTTCAAAACCTCTCTTTCGTTTTCTATTGTAAACAATTTTATTTACTTTGTCAAGAGGGAAATAAAACTTTACTCTCAATAGGGCAGAAAAAGCATAAGAACGGTTTCGCTAATTTACAAATAGTATAATATTATAAAATACATCGAACTATCATGGTTCTCACCACTAAATCAATGAACGGTTCAGTTTACAAGCAACTATCAAAAAACACAAGAATGTGTTAAAAAATCAGATATTTCTGATACGATTATACAAATTGGGCTGTTGACAACTATATACCAAGCGTCTATAATCTAAGACAGCAGAACACATGATGAATCGACCAACAACGGTAGATTTATCCTTTGTGGCATAAAAAAATAGGCCGTCAGCATACCGACCAAAGTAGCACTGACGACCTATTCCACCACAAAACAGAAGCTGCGCAACCAAGGGCGCAGTCTCGGTTTCTGTCAATTATTATAGCAGAAGCAGATGGTTTCTGCAATAGAAAGGAGAAAAAATATGAACTTTCCCACGACAACCGAAGAATTTCTGAAAACCCTCGCACACGGCAAAGAGCCGACCAGCGAGGACAGGGAGTACGCAGAAGCTCTGGGCAAGCTGTCCGAACTGAACTACCGGGCAGGGTACGAAGCAGGAGCAGCCAATCAGAACGGAAAAATCTGATGCCAGCACTAGTGAACACAATATATGGGGTGTATTTTCTTGACATCCTAATATTTTGCGGTTACACTTATTGCACAGCAAAACGAAAGGGGGTAAATGTGTATGAGCAGTCCTTATGCAGAGCGTTACGGTCACACCGTTACCATCAGCGTGACGGAGCGGCAGTTTGCAAGCTTGCAGGAATACTGCATCAAGAACCGGGTGTCCATCTCTGCTGCGTTCCGTGAAGCGTTTTTTACGCTGCATCCGATGGATTCTACCGATGAAAACGAAAAATGATACGTCCGCTAAAGTTTGCCGACAGCAGCGAACGTATCATGTAAACCCTGAGAGAAGCATTCTCTCGCCGTTATTATAGCAGAAAATCGCTTCTCTCACAAGTGAAAAGGAGCTTTTTAATGCAACTTTCTTTGTCTGAGAACATCAAAATCTTCAACAACGCCGAGTTTGGCGAAATCCGTGTCATGCTCATTGACGATGACCCTTGGTTTGTTGGCAAGGACATTGCGGTGGCTTTAGGCTACAATAACCCGCAGAAAGCCATCCGTGACCACGTTGATGAACAGGACAGAGGGGTGAACGAAATGGACACCCCCGGTGGTAAGCAGCCTATTATCATTATTAACGAATCCGGCTTGTACAGTCTGATTTTCAGCAGCAAGCTGGAAAGCGCACAGCGGTTCAAGCACTGGGTCACTCACGAAGTTCTACCGTCCATCCGCAAGCATGGGATGTACATGACCGACAACCTGTTAGAGACGGCTATTGCCAACCCGGACTTCGTGATCGGGCTGATTCAGAACATGAAAGCCGAAAAGGAAAAGAGCGCAGCATTACAGATGCAGAACAAGCAGCTCTGCGAGAAGAACGAGGAGATGCAGCCTAAGGCAGACTACTTTGACGACCTCGTGGCGTGGAACGTGTCTACCAACTTTCGCTCTACCGCAAAGGAACTGCGCATTCCTGAACGCCTGTTCATCAAGATGCTTATTTCTGACGGTTACATCTACCGTGACAAGAGCAAGGGCATCCTGCCAAAAGCGGGCAAGGGTGACGGTCTCTTTGCTGTAAAGGAATATTGCAACCAGAAGAACAAGCACGGTGGCGTACAGACCAGAGTAACCCCGAAAGGCCGTGAGACGTTCCGTCTGCTTTATGCAAGCATCCGTAGAAACGTATAACAGCCAATAAGAAAAGCCAGTGGTTAGAGAACATCTAGCCGCTGGCTTTTTCGTTTAGATTAACCCGCTGCGAACGAAGCGGAAAGCATAAATTCAAGGTAAGCGAAAATAATAAGCATGACAACTATAAGCACAACTTTGCCAGCACTTATATATTTTCTGTTTTTGCCGCCACATTCAGGACAGGTCTTAGCCGTTTTAGAAATCATGTGGCCGCAGTGTTCGCAAGGAATCAAATCGCTCTTAGGCGTTTTGTTTTCCATTATGTTCTCCTTATTCATCCACAAGGTCTGCGTACTTGACTTCAATGCAAGGAAGTTCATCGGTGGTGCTGGTCAACGCTCTGGTGATTTTTTCAAGCCCGGTGAACTCACCATAGACGGTGATAATATCATCTTCCAGAATCTTCACAGCATCGCCGCCACGCTTATCCAGCATATAATACTCGTCATCGGCATAGAAGCCATATCCGCTGTTGTCCGTGTAGGTTCTCCATGCTTTTTCGCTGCCGGAGAAGTTTGCGTCAATAATCTGCGAGACCTTTACCTTGACTGCAATCTTAGTACCTTCATACTTTTCAGGATAGCGGCACAGCTCCTTATAGTCCACAGTCTGGCACTCAGCCTTGTAATCATCCTCGCTGATTTCAGGCGCAACAGATGCAACGGAAGAAGCGGTCGATGCACTTGCCTTGCTAGACGTAGCGTCTTTGTAGCCTTCTTCAAAGCCCTTCTTACCGCTATCGCTAGAGCCGCCAATAGCAGACAAGACAATCAAAACAATGATAGCGATAAACCACCAGCGCTTGTAGATGGGCGGCTTGTTCTTACCGCCACACTGAGGGCAGACCTTTGCACTTGCGGCAATCTCTGCGCCACAGTGCTTGCACGTTGTCATTTTACTTTTAGCCATTGTAGATTCCTCCCTTTCAAGGCTTGTAAGGCAAGTATAGCACAGAACACAGACCCTTTGTAGGGGTCTTTTTGTTTTTGCAGAAAATTTTTGAGATTGGCAATAGGGGTGGGGTGATTTTTTGAGCCTTTTTTATTTTTTCGGTGGTTGGACGGCTCACCACCCCCCCCCGGCTCTCCCTGTATACCCTGCCGGTGCACTCCTGCCCCATCCAGCGCACCGGGCAGGACTGCACTCGATATCAAACCGCCCACGACGGGCAGATCGGGACGGCGGCGGGGTGCTGGATGACGTGCAGCGCGTCCGAAACTGTGCAGATATGGACACGCGCAAACGGTAAATAAAAATATTTATTTTTTACGTCAAACCCCTTGACAAAGTAAATAAAATTGTTTACAATATAGACAGTAAACAAACTTATTTACCACCACCAAAACAGGAGGACAAAAACTATGAAAAAGTATTACCACGTTATCACTGAGCGAAACGATGAATACATCTCCACCGTTGCAGTTGCTGAAAGCCGTGAATCTGTAAAGGCCCACTTTGCAGGTCAGAACGTCCGCGAGATTATCGAACTTAACGCCGCACAGGCTAACACAATTTCCGCAGCGGCCGCAACGACCATTATTGACCTTACCGCAGAACAGCCCCAGACTGTTACCCATGATTATACCGCACTTGCAGATACCATCCGCGCCGAGCTCAACGCCCGCCACGATCGCAGCGCATGGGATAAGGCCGTAACGCTGTACGCCCTCGACCTGCTGGACGATGTGCAGGAGGGTGCGGACAATATGGAGCGCTTGCCCCTTGACGGCGCGGAGCTTGAGCGGTGGGCGCTCAACGGTGCAAGCTGCTGGGAGCAGTACAGCAACGGCGGCTGCTCCCTCTGCTATGACGCCGATATTGCCGCCCGCGTCTGCACCCCGTCCGAACTCAAGCGCAAGCACGGCGGGACGTATGAGCCCAACAGCCGGGAAACGTGGCTTGACGTGCAAGCCCGCGCACTGTATCAGGCTTGCAACCGTATCCGCAAAATCTGCCGCGCCAACGGCCTGTATTATAAGGAGGTTTAAAAATGATCACTCTTGACTTTTCCCAGTGGGCCGCCCTCTGGTACGTGGGCGGCATGGTCAGCGGGGCGCTGGTTGTGATTGCGTTTCTCAACAGCTAATAAGGAGGGGGCAGAAAATGACAATCGATATTTACAGGCCCGAACTTGCTACAGAGTATCGCGGCAACGTAAAAGCCGCTATCCGTGCCGGTGCTTATAGTATATGGAACGCGGAACGCATTACAGGCGCTTTTAATTTTGGGCACGGTACACAGGCCGATTTTGAGCGACACAAAAAAGCAAATTCCGCCTTGCATCTTTTTATGGAGGTATAAAAAAATGACGTTGTTTGAAGAAAAGGTGAACGAATACCGCGAAAACAAGCGGCTTTTGGAAGAGCTTGAAGCAATGAACGAAAGCATTAAAGCAGATATTATCTGCATGATGAAGGGTGCGCCGGAAATGGTGCAGGGCACTGCAAAAGCCATTTACAAGGACGTGCAAAGCGTCCGGCTTGATAGCAAGCTTTTACAGGCCGCGCACCCGGATATTTATGCTGAGTGCAGCAAGCGCACCACATACAAGCGTTTTAGCGTGGTATAAAGGGGGTGCAAGCTGTGATACTGTCCGCACTTCTATTTTTCTTCTGGTTTTTCTCTGCGCTGTTTAAGGCATCCAAATAAAAAGCATTCCGCCCGGTCAGAAATGGCCGGGCTTTTCTTTTGCCTTGCACCTGCTGATGGTGCAGGGCTTTTCTTTTTGCCCGACAGCGTATCAGCCACGCACAAGCGTTTACAGCGGCTTTTCTGCCGTCCGTGCAATTATACTGCCACAGAGACAAAACCGTTTACAGAGCTTTGCAGCGGCTTTTCCGTTAATTTGACCCATTCCAGCGCACACAATACAATAGATACACAAGCCGCCTATACACCGCCAGCGCAGCACCGGAGGGCATACCGTCAAACGTAGTACCTGCACCAATATCAGATACCACCGACGCGCCGAACGCCATACAGACCAGCACAACCGCCCTATTATAATAAGGTATATAAAGGGGCAGCGGTTCGCCCCATGTTATGGATCCATGCCGGACGGTGCAGCATACCGCAGACCATACCAGCCCGGCGGGGTCAGCTCCTACCGTCTGCGGATCGCTGGCAAGTGCTGCACCCGGCGCACCTGCTGGGGTCAGCGTCTCCACCTGTACAGTGTAAACCCGGCGGCATGGGCGCGGCGGCGCGGAACCACTGGCGGCTTGCGCCGCATCTCTTTTCGGGCTTTCGCCCGATAGCTAATAGAGGTCAGCAATAGTCGTAGCGTTCCGGCTGGAATAGTCGTAACCAATAGTCGTAGTTTCCCCAATAAAATAATCGTGGAATAGTCGTAAAGTCGTCAGACGACCAGCTTTTGAAAGTCCTATATATAGTATAGTAACGAACAGTTCGCTAATAGTCGTAGAGTAATAGTCGTAGCGTTTTCTTTCGAATCTTCGTCAAATAGTCGTGTATTTTTTGTGTGAAATAGTCGTTTGCCTTTTAGGGAAAGAGATGTGCGATAGTCGCTAAGTCATCCGACCACTCCCAAAATCACCTCTCGTTCCAATTTCGCATAATTTATTCTTCCGCTAGTTATATCTATTTCGTATAATAACCGTACTTATTATAGTATGCAGATATAATTATTCCCGATAATCGCGTATTATTTCGTATAATAGCTAGTACCATCCGATTCTGTCTGTTCCTGCTTGATTTAATTCCCAGTAACGCACTATGGCATTTCAATCAATCCATATCATTCTGCTATGAATAGTACATGCAACATTTCTACATATTAAACCGACTGCAAAATGAAGTCAATTCTCCATGTGAAATAGTCGCAGACCATCCACCATCAAGAACCTCACACCAGCTACCGCCTACGGCCTTCTCTGCTGGCTAACGGTGTAGCTTTTGGAGATAGAGGGTTGTAGGGGGGAAGAACCTTTGAGGAAACATTTGGCTGTCATTTTCAGTTGTCACAGTTGTCGCACCATTTTGGCGTGGGGGCCTCAAACAATTTATTTGTTTGAGGGGGGGGAGTTAGGGGGATTATAGGGGGTAATAGGGGTTGTAGGGGAAAGAGGGGGAAGAAAGGGGGGAAGATTGGTATACCATGATACCAACGCATACCATTCGTATCAACTGGTACGATTCGTATCGTTTGGTATGCAGTAGTCGCATCCATTTCGTCTCATGCACTCTGCTTTCGTCTAATTCTCCCGTCGATCGAGGCGGATTCTACTCAAATTCAGACCTTGCCGTTTTCTCTCGATAAATAACAGACGAAAAAAGCATGGAATAGTCGCAGAGGGTAGTTTTACCACCTGATACCATTCCATGCTTTTCATTCCGTTTGTTAATTGGTGATTATAGCGGAGATTTGAATTCTGCTATCCGCTTGCATCTTGCGCATACGCTCCGCAGCCGCTTCTTTCTGTTCGTCCGTCATAATTCTTGTGGTAGCAAACCGCACAAGTCGCTTGGGCATCTCATACCACTTACCGTCCTTGTCCTGTTTGACCAGCTTGTACGATGCAGGCTCACGTTCACATAACTTGTCTAGCTTGCGCATATACACAGGATCAGCGGTATAAACCGATGCAGTATCTTCCGCTGCGTTGAAGTTGACGATGGTCTCTTGTTCCAGTCGAGTGATGTTCATAATCGTTTTCCTCCGTTTGTTGATTGACGAAAAATATTTATGGGGTTCAGACGATAACTTTATCGCCCTGACCCTGTTATCTGTTTTTCTTGCCTATTCTACTGTGGCAATACGAGCGCAGAAGCGATGTTGAGCCGCTATCACTCAATCGCTTCGTATGTTTTCTCGAAAATGTCAGGTTTGCACGGGTAGATTTCGCCATTTACGCCGCGAATGATATAATCACCAGTCCTTGCAATCATAGTCCCTTCAAGTGTTTTAATCTCGCACCACGCAGGTCCATCGTAAAACTTTCCAAAGTCATGCGTAATAATATCATTGCTACTTACTGCATCCCAAAACCAATCTTCTCCAACAAGGCCTCGTGCATTGAGCTTAAATGCTTCGATAACAACTGGCTTCTTGCGGTATTTCATGTTTATTCTCCTCTCGTTACATCCACACGCATTCTTTGAACTGCTGTGTTTCCATCTGGAACGTGATGTCCATTGACCCCACGTTGCCCTCTTTGTTCTTCTCAAGCGCAAAGTGATAATGCTGCTCCGGTCGCTTTTTCGTGGTCACGTTCTGTGCCAGCAAGATGATTGCATCTGCGTCCTGCTCAATTTGCCCGGATTCTCGCAGGTCTGCGGCGGTCGGTGGGATACCCGCTCTTGCGGTCTCTCGATTGAGCTGTGCAAGTGCGACCACCAGCGTTCCTGTGGACTGTGCGAACTCATGCAGTGCCATGCTGATTTCTGTGACAGCACTGTATCGGTCTTTCGCTCCGGCTTGATGGATAAGCTGCAAATAGTCGATGAACACCACTTTGGCTTGCATCCTGATGGACTGTGTTCTAATCCACCCAACGCTTTTACCAGCGGCAGAGCGGACAAACAGCGGATATTTTTTGATAGCTGCCAGCCGGTCAAGCTCATCAATGCTGACGGTCTTGTTTTTTACCGTGTGCAGCGGTACGCCTAGCTGGTTTGCTATGATACGAGCGTAGAGCGTATCCGGGTCGGTCTCTAGGCTGAAATATGCCACCTTGCGCCCGTTCTTGGCTATTTCACAGGCAAGTTGCAGGGACAGAGCAGTCTTACCAGCAGACGGTCTGCCGCCGATCACAACGAAGTTTCCCGGCACAAGATGCAAGTTGTTATCCAACACTCTAAGCCCTGTGCTGATATACTCCGGCTTATCATCCAGCTTGCGGATGTAGTTGTCTATGCCGTCGCACATCGGAATGAAATCGCTTCTCTCGTTGTGCAGGTTGATAGCTTCGCCTAGCTGCTCATAGATGCCTGTCAGGTCTGCGTATCTGGTCGAGCCATCAACGATTTTGAACGCAATCTCTCTTGCTCTGGACAATGCCGCCTGTTCCTTGACGATTCCAGCCCATCCAAGCATCATGTCATGGGTGACGTTGCGAATGAACTCTGCGCCGAAGGCATCCAGACATTCACCCATTACTTTCTTGCAGTTATCGTACCGCCCCATGACTTCTACCGGGTTCCACTTGTCGTTATGTTCCCAATAGCCAAGAATAGCAGCGAATGTATCATGCAATTCAGGACAGAAATCGTCGATTTTAAGGTCTTGCAACACATCCGCGTATTCCGAGAACGTGAGAACTGCCCCCAGCAGGATGTATTGGGTCTGATTTTCAATATTCACCGCAGAAAGTCTCCCTCGTCAGGTAATTCAGCCATTGTCTGCTGATAGCCACCGTTCCAGTCCTTCACGTTACGCATCCAGTTCCGTGCGGCAGCTTTCCAGTCCTTCATAGGCGATTTACCGACCTTCCAGCCATTCGCTGTGAAGTGGTCAACAAACCGCTCTGCTTCTGATTCCATGTAGCCCTTCTCGGAAAAGTATTCTCTAGCTTGCTCGATAGTCGGTGCTTTGAAACGTTTTACTTCGTTGGTATTTTTCTTTTCACATTTTTCTTTTTTATCAGATTCAGATACAGAATCAGATACAGATAAGCTACCATTCGTATCAGTTGGTATGTTTGGTATACCATTTATACCATTCGTATCCTGCGATACCATTAGTATGCTTTTGTATTTTTTATCGTTCCAACGCTTGTTTATATTTTTCTTGTTTGCTTCTCGTCTACGCTTATCACGTTCTTCCATCTTCTGCACGTTCATATCATCGAACGCCTTTACGACTTTCCAGAGCATCCGCATAGCACGGTCGTTGTCGTATGGTGGCTCAAGTCCAGTCTCAACGTAGTGTGTGTAGTTGCGGACGAACGCTCCAAATTCCTCGTCTGTCAGCTCGTCCATCGCATGAACGTGTTCCAACAGAAGAATCATTGATGTTCTAGGCTTGTGTTCCTGCTCCATATTCAATCCTCTTTGTAGCGCTTGTTCCATGCTTCGATGGCTTTTTTCTTGCAAAATGTTGCAGAAGTGTTCACCCCGCATTTCCCGCAGACTACCCAACTAGCCATGTCAACATTGAATGGATGAATCACTTTTACAGTCGGTGGTTCCGCACCGCAGAACGGGCATCTTTTAAGTTCTTCCATTTTTTACCCTTTTCGTCCATGCTCATGTCCTTTTACTCCTTCTCTTGATTTTCTCACCCGGAATCATGTAGTGGACGTTTGTACACATGCTCCAACGCCAGTCCATCATCTTGTTGTAATCAACTCGATTATTTGGTGCAGAGTGGAAGAACCGGCTCAGAATAGTGAAATTGTTTCTGCGCCTGTAAATCTGTTTCAGGTGCTTCTTTGACAAGTTTTTCATTTTCTAAATCCCTCTCTCGTTCTCGTGATTCGCTTATGCGCCTTGACAGGCCTTGTGCCTTTGCCGTACGCTGGGCGGATATGTTTTGCCTTGATGTACCCGCAAGGCGGCTTCGGCCCAAAGTCGAAAAGGCTCAAGTCCATAATGATGATGCCAAATTTCTTGTTCGTCATGTTTACTGCTCCTTACGCATACCATTTCGGTGCTTCGTTAAAGATTTCCACACCTTCTGTAAAGCCAAGCCTATCTAAGGTTTCACACATAATGCCATCCATCATGCTGTGAACGATTTCTTTATCATCGCCGTACTTTTGGTATGCTTCCTGCATTTCCTCCTTGAATGCATCAACCATATCTTGCGTAACAACGACATTCTTTTCCATAAGCCCTCCTATACCATCGGAAACGCCATCCAATGCGTCACAGTCACACCTTCCGGAAGTCTCTCGCCTATCTCATCCCAGAACTGACCGTCTGCGTAACAGCCAAGAAAGTACGCTGTCGGCGAAAAGCCTTGCAACATTTTTCCATTACCGTCACGCCACGTTTTCTTAGTTGCAAGCAACAAAGATTACGTCCGTTCTCGTGGCGGTTCGCTTGCTGGATGCCAGAGCGTGTTAGCCATTATTATCCCTTTCTTCAAAATTTGCGCAATATTCGGGAGGAATGTTGAAAGGCTTTTTGAACGGCACTTTGCAAACATATCTGTAATATTCTTTTTCTCTCGGGGAACGCTTATAATACAGGTTCTTACATCGGTCACAAATAGACGTTTGCTTTGCGGGTACATCGTGAACGATTAAAAGAATTACAGCTATACCACAAATAATGATTATCGCCACATTTAATGCTGTATTAAGCATCTATTCTTCTCCTTTCAATCTCCATCCCACACGCCGTCAGGGCGCATCTTTGCAAACGCAAGCAAACCGTATAAGGCACGTTTGGCGTTGCCCTCTGTTGCGTTCCAGTGGTCGCTATCGTCTACATCATCACCCAAAGCGGCAATAGCCTTTTCAAGCATCGGGATGCTTTCTGCTCCTGTTTTGCCATAGATTGATCGGATGCCGCCCTCTCCAAACACTTCCGGTCGATAATAGAAGTGACCGTAATTATAGGTGACGTTAAGCCACAGTTCTTTCGTGCCGCCCATAGCGCGCATACCGCCAGCGATAAAATGCGTACTATCTGCTTTGAGCGGTTTGTGCGTTACTGGGTCGCAAAGTGAAATATCATAGCTCATATTCGTCCAGCTCCTTTCTGATTTGCTGGCGTTCAATCTGCTTCAATCTTGCCTTTGCCAACTTGCGGTTGTCAGCCTTGCGAATAGCCCAGTTGTTGCGGTGGTTTGCCCAGCAAGCGTATCTGTGGCTAAATTCGCTTTGGTCGTACCAACCCTTGCCAATAAGCCCTTTATAGGTCTGCTGACGTTTCATCTTTCTTCTCCCATTCCTTGCATCCTCGTTCATCCCACACGAAGTCTGCAACGTGTTCTGATTGGTCGTTCACACACACGCCCTCCGGCTCTGCGTACCATTTGCAAGAGCCACAGGACGGCTCAGATTTTTTCTTGCAGGATTCTGCTGTGCATCGGATAGCCTTGCCAGCAGAAAACTGTTTGATGCCCATGCAAGAGCAATGTTCGGTGGTGCAGTAGAAATTCATCCGATTTTCCTCCAACCAATTAACTCGCAGACACCAATCGTTACAGGGTCGCATCTGTGAATAACTATGTCCCCTGCTCTATATGCGTTAATAGGTGGTCTGTAGACAAATCCTTTTTCTTTTGATTCAAAAACTCCATCGAGAATGTTCTCCGGCAAAATTAAAAATCCATCAGAATCTAAGATGGCATCGCATTGCTTGCATTTATAGACGCAAACTTTTTTCATCTTCTCTGCCCTCTCTTTCCTCTGTTGAACCGCCCGATCAATCGCTTATATTCCGCATAGCACTCCGGGCACAGGTCGCCTGTGTCCCTGCGCCATGCCCAGTCTTTGAAATATTCGTCAGGGTTCATCATTCTACCGCCCTGTACCGCTCCGCAGCGGTCGCATACTCGCTTGTGGTAGATTCCTCTGTCAGTTTGCATTAGCGCTCCTTTTCATCAAATTTCTTCTGCATCTTAGCTCTCAACGCTTCGATACGTTCCTTATCGTCAGTGATAATCTCATACTTGTCGCCAGACCAGCCAAGCGGAACATCTTCCGTGTATTCGATATAGATTTTTTCCGGGCGCGTAGGTGGCTCATAGGGGAACGTCACGTTTTTGCGAAAGCGACTACTTGTAAACCACGTAAGACCACCGTTGTCGGAATAAGCGATTGCGTCAATGTCATGTACTTCAATCGTGTTACCTTGTGCATCAGTGGTCTTGAACACGCTTGAGCATCGTTTATTTTGGAAGAGTCTTTGCCCCATTTCGTTCGACACATTAGTCCATTCATCATCTTCGCCAGTAAGCGGAGTAATCGGCTTAAAGCGCAAAAGCCGCTCCAAAATAGACATTGCATATCCAGCAGTAAATCCGCTATGGCCTTGACTTGCAAAAAATTCAATAATATCAAGGATGTTCTTATTGATTGCATTCTGCAACCCGTCTCCGTCTTTCGTAATACGTGCAAGTTCTGATTTTGCATATTCTACGGAACTGCTCATTTTATTTTTCCTCCCCAATATCCTTAAACAGGATTTCTTTATTGGCTTTCCAGTCTTTGATTTTGCACGGAATATCCGTGCCGGGTACAGTCTTTTTCAGACCGTCCATCTGCCAGACGTTCCACGAGATTGTTTCTGCAATGCAGTCAAGAAACATAGGCATACAGCCGATTTCAAGCCGTTTTGCATCAAACCGATACCTGAAATTTTCAACCAGTGTCAGAAACAGGTTGCACCGTGCCAGCAAGAGGTTGTCTCCCTGCCACTCATAGCCGTATGTCGATGTGTAGGCATTGATTGCCCCGCACATCCACATATCGTAGTCATGGAACTGCTCTGCCAGAACATTCAGCTTCCTGTCCAGCAAACCGATTCTGCCCGGCACAGCAATCATCTGCCCTGTTGTGGTATCATATCGGCTTGTCAGGAACGGTGCTTCGCCACAGGTTACTTCAAGGCAAGTCTTATTGATGTATTCCTTCCAATCCTCGCTTTTCAGGTCGTTCTCAGCAATGTCTGCCATCTTTTTGCAGACCCATGTCGGCGTGAACACTTCTGCTTTCTTGCTGGTGCGCTTCTTCTGGTCTGCCAGCCGTTTCTGCACGCGAGGGACAAGCTGAACTTTGCCCAACTGTTCCAGTGTGATTTCATCTGCAAAGCCCACGCCCAGTTCAGGCGGTGGGTCTGTCGCCCAGATGATGTTTTTGCCTGTCGTGTGGTCTTGCAAGAGGAC